TCAGACATTCAACTCAAATTTGACTTCCTCACCTGCCAATAGTCGTTCAGTATTTAGCAGATTGTTTTCATAGATGTGGGCATTCCCCAAAAATAGGGTTATGGACTTCAATGGCAAGTCAATCTGTCTCGATATCAGATACAGATGGTAAATGTCAGACGGCAAGCCTAAACTTGCATCTGAACTGCGTTGATAAGCCGTAAGCACAAGTTCTCCATCCTCGATCTGGAACTGAACCAAAGACAGGCACGGTGCCTGATTGCTTTCAGCATCCGTTGCTCCGAGAAACAGCACATAGTTTTTACTGTTCCTCTTTTCCTTATTTATCTTGGCCACAAGCGGTGGCAGTTTCTCGAAGTATGTAGGATATGAGTTCACAAGGATAGGTCCGACATAGTCCCACCAAGAGATGCCAACTTCACGGTACTTCTCCACATTCCGCTCCCCATGCGTAAACAAGTCCAGTTCACTCCTCAATTTCTTTCTTGCGAGGTTATGTTCTTCGAATATGTCAAGAAGGTCACCAGGGGTCAGAGACAGCTGCTGATTCAATAGGTATTTTATTGCCCCCTTCTTATTCTGCTGCATCTTCCCGTCCAACAGAATATGCTGTAAAATTTGATGATATTTGTTCATATTTGATAGATTTAGTCTTCTATATAGATAACCATTAGAACGCCTTTCAAATGGCTAAAAATGGCCGTTATTCGCCCCCCCCGACTTGTTCAAATAGGTTCTGTTGGTGCTGCTCCTCATAGTTGCATACCATCCATTCTTCCTGCTTCCTGCGTGATGTTTTCGACGCGCTTATTGTTCTCTCGATACGGTGAATTGTCCAGCCGTTTTTCTCGGCATACCTTTCAATAGGGCCATATGGGAACATTGTCAGCATGAATTTGCCCTTGACTGTTTCCAGCAACTGAAGGAGTTCTTCCATATTTCTGTCTGAGAACACGCCCTCATAGTGACCACAGTCGCTGTTGATGTATGGAGGGTCAACGAAATGGAACGCGTCATCGCAATCGTATGTCTGGATTACATCGAGAGCGTTCCTATTCTCGATAGTGACGTGTTCAAGCCGCCGGCATATCTGCTCGGTGAATTCGTCCTTGGCGTTCTGGACTTTCTTTGGCATACCACCTCCGAAGTCGTACCCGAAAGAGCCGTCCATCATTGACGCAAAAGACATCCTGCACAACGCCCAGACCGCCCAAGCACGTTGGGCTGGGGAGAAGAATTCCGGATAGGCATTTATGTGGGCCGCATGGGCGTGAAGGTCCCGGCTGTGCAGGGTCTTGTCAATCTCTGTCTTCAAGTCTCGATAATAGACCTGCGCCGTCCAATAAAAGTTTGTAAGCTCCATATTGATGTCATTTATGATCTCCGCTTCTACAGGAGACTTGGCGAACAATACGGCTGCCCCGCCACAGAAGGCTTCCGTATAAAGCCGATGTGACGGTATGAGAGGGATTATGTGCTTCAGCATCGTCTGTTTCCCTCCATAATAGGAAATAGGTGTTCTCATATCTGTTGAATTAAAAATTATTGTTACCTTTGTCCCTGTACCACCCATACGCACAAAGCGTCACCATGCAAACGAGGGGCTTACTCCCGGCTTTGCGTGGTGACGCTCTTGTGTAAGAGGTGGGTGGTACTATTTCTTACAGGTCGGGAGTTTTTTATTTACAGCCACTCCCAAGGCTGCATCCATTTCAAGGGCGGTCTCTTCTGTACATCTCCCAACCGGACATCACATCCGTCTGGTTTGCTTTAAGCCCGTTCTCCACAAAGGACATCGCAGACACAATCTTGACCATAAGGTTCTTGTCCTTGATGTCCACTGCGGCATCACAGTCATATTGAGCCGCATCGGACACGTGCTTTACATAAGAGCCTGTATTGTTTTCAGAAGGCGGTGCCCAACGGCTAATCATCTGCCTTATCGTCTTCAACCCCAAGTTCGTGTGGTAGTGTCGAAGCGTGACAAACACAGCCCTGTAGCCATAAGCCATCGATTCGAACTGTTTGAAAGCCTTATCACTTGATGGGGTAACCTCTCCCTTATAGGTCGTCCTGCTCAATCTGATGTTGCAGGGATTGTTGTTTCTTATTCCTCTCGGTGCCATACTCTACTCCCATTTATCCCATGAATTGACAAGGTTGATGGCGTTCTGCCTGAATGTCTGAAACTCGTTCCATTCGTTCACATATTCAGCCGCTTTGTCATCGGGCAAAGCGCCGATCTCCATGCCGGCCTTCGCCTGCAGGAGCTGAATCTGGTGTGTCTTGATGGCATCCTCCTCGGTCTGGAGATACTTCGACCGGATGATACCGTTCACGAGCTTGTCACGGTTCCACTCATCGCACTCGATGAGCGTGCCTGCGTCAGGCATCGACCCGGTGTAAGAATAACCTTCCATCGGCTCCGATGTCTCATCCGGCTTGTATGTGGCCGGCTTCTCATTGAGATAACATAAAAAATGCGCCCCGTCATATTTTGAGGGACGCATCTGGCGTGGATATGCCACGCTGAACACTTCTGTTGTTTTCATATCAAGTAAACTTATAAAACTTCTTGTTGCGTTTATTGATTTCTATCTTAATAACAGTAGGGGCAGGCAAGTCTTCCTTCGTAAACTCCGTTTCGCATTGCTCTATAAGCACCTTTGAACCGGTGTACGAGAAGTATTCCTCACCTGGCTTAACAAGCACAGATTTGCCTCTGTCATCCGTATAAGAGAACTCCTTTCCCTGCCACTCGAAGCGTATCGCAAGACACTTCTTTGGGGTCCCGTCATCGTTCTTCTCCTTGATGGAGTCAATCACGGCATAATCACGGAGTTCCATAAGGAAGTCATCCTCCGACTGCTGCTTCTCCGGGTCAAACAGGAAGTTCTCGAATCTCCTCTGCTGACCGTGAGCAATCTCAAACGGGCATTGGCTTTTGCGCCTGTTAATCTTTGCGCCCAAACGTTCTTTCTTTTCCATATGATACTTTTTTAAGAAATTAATCGAATTTGCATGCATAACCGTTCCGAGCTGCGACGATATGGCTACTCTTATCTGGTCATAGGTAAGACCCATCTTAAGGCCCTTCCTGATTTTCCGCTTGATGTCAAGCACCACATCACGGTTCGCCCGGACATGCCCGTCAGCAAAGATGCGGTACCCTACAATCGTAAATCCTCCCTTTGTAGCCCCGACCTGCCACTTTGGGTTCATCGTGAATTTCAGCTCTCGTCCCCAGTATAATGCTATCCAATCAACTACAAGATGCAGGAAAGTCTTATCCTCATGAAGGACAAGAACATTGTCCATGAACCTATAAAAGAATCGGAGCCCCTTCTTCACATACTGGCAGAAAAGTGCTTCCAGATAGGCTTCACCCTTCGAGATTTCAGCAAAGTCGGATTCAGTCTTTGCCGACGCTTTTTTGTCCGTGATGTACATTGCCGCCAATTTATGAATCAAGGCCGGGTTCGATTGCAACCCGAACAATCTTCTAACATCATGGTCAAACATACCAAGCGATATATTGGCATATATCGTCGATATCTTCAGACCGATTGCTATGCCGGCAGGATGTTCAGGATCATCATTGCCCATAGGCGTCCCTATGCTGCTGTCAATGACCGCGTCAAGGGAATTAAGAAGGACAGGATCCTTTATCTTCCTCCTCAGATAGGCTTTGGGAATGTCATGCAGAATATGTGGATACATCTTTGACACATCGAGATTGGCGAAGGCTTTCAGTTCAGGATGGGTCTTCAGGTCGTGGCTTATAAGCTTCACCATCATATGCTGTCCTCTGCCAGGGATACAGGCAAAGCAGTGTTCGTCAAGGCTTCTGTTTACAATATCCTCTGTACGCGTCAATACGCCCCAATGATAGACGTGATGCCAATATTGAAGCATCGACAGGAACCTCTCCTTCCGACCTTTCTTCTCAAGTATTGTCTTATAGGTGTAATCCTCCGATGATGGATGGTATGATGAAGTGAGAAAAAGATGAAGAAGGCGATCAACATTTGACTCAAGGTCTTCGTCAAATGCTTTCACCTCCTTCCGTCTTCTTTTCCGTCGTGAAGCCAATCGATGGGCCATGCGAAAGTTCTCTTTCGTGCCTATGACTTCCGACAAGTGTCCGTGTCTTCGCACAAGTGTCTAAGTGTTATAAGTGTCTCGTGTCTGCTTTCTCTCACAAGCGCCGTCGAATTCTTACGAACCTACCGGAACCAGTTTTGATATGATGTCTTTCGGCAAGGGCCGGGGTTCATCCTCAAATAGAAGACGGGTGCAAACACAACCAGCCTCCCAAGTAGTGGGGCGACGACAGGTTCGCATTGGAATTCGAGGGCGCATAGTTACCGTTGAAGTACGCCAAGCCATCAATGTCACCATTGTTAGCATTGCCGGAACCGAGCGGAGACCGGAAACCAGAAACCTACCGACTTAGAGGATAAACCCACCATAAGGCGGCACAAAGGTACAAATTTTACTCAATCCATTAAAACCTCATATTAAAAAACCGCCTGACGGCGGTGATTTTTTTCATCGCCGCCGACGATTTTCACGAAGAAAAGAAAGAACAGTATTTCAAAGAACTTGTTTTGCATCCGCCCACGGATGCCTTGGTTTCTTGCTCAACCGCTATCGCGGTCTGCGCGGTTTCTTGGCTTTCGCGTCGCCCCTTACCCCGCTATGAGGCATATACCTTTGGGGTCGGGTCGAAGTCCCCCACGCATTCGCAGAGGGGCGACGACAGGAGCGCATTGGAATTCGAGGGCGCACAGCTACCGTTGAAGTACGCCAAGCCATCAATGCCACCATCGCTAGCATGGCCGGAACCGAGCGGAGACCGGAAACCAGAAACGGCTTTATTGAAATAACATCCATCACTCCTATATGTCGCCGATGTGGCACCATCCTCTGATGGCATCCCCGCAAGTCCCTGAAAATTGATGCGCTTGACATAGTTCCATGTTTCAGGGGTGGACGGGAGGATCGTCCCGACCTTTATCATGTTGGCCGTCTCTGAATACTTCCATTCTGTCAACGAAGACTTCGCCACATAGAATGAATATGAACCGTCAGCATTGATGACCGCGACAATCCTGTTTTTGCCACACCAAAGATGACCGTATGGGTTCTTCAGCCCGAAGAAACAAGGAATCGGGGCATTATAGACCACGGTTCCGTCAGACTTCTTCACCGCATAGGAACCTACACCGAGAGAGTCCGCGAGTTCGACTCCGGCAGAATACGGAACTACCGGGTGATAACCATTGTAAGCTTCCCAACCAGGCATCGAGGCCACACCATAACCAAGGCCGCCCTGATACAATCCATTGGCATCCTTTGATGCGCTGAATGAGGTTTGGATGTTTCTGGTACCGAGGATGATGTCAGCAAGTATCATGATGACAGTGTCTATCCAATACCAACCTGCACCCCAGCCCTCGCCGCGTTTGCGACCAAGTTCCTCAAATGTGGCGGTTCCCTTTTCTGTTGCCGCGTACCCAAGCATTGACAGGTTCTCGGCTGACGCATTTCCGGATGTGATGGCAGAACCACCACCGCCACGATACTGTTCCGCGGAACTTATCAGAGAACACAAGATATTGTTTGTCCTGTCAATGATGCCCGAATGTCCGGCAGCGATTGAGAAAACCGGCACATGATAACATTCACGGCCTTTGATCGGTTTCAGGGAAGCCGCCTCATAAAGGTAACTGCCTTCCATCCATGCAGCCACATAGAACGGTGTCCGCACGCCCCACTGATATTGCCCCATTGTGCCGTCAAGCTTGGCCGCCTCACCGGTGGCGAACTTATAGTGGTTGTTCGGGTCAAGTTTCTTCCTTGAATGGTCATTCCCCACAAGATAACAGCCAAGGCCAAGAAGGGACGGAAGCCGTTTCACATAGTTCAAATCACCACAACGTTCTCCAACAGGAGAAGACTGGTCAAGATTGAACCTGACTGCGGCATATCCGTCATCTCCAAGAAATGATGCAGGGAAAAAGCCATATTCGTTTCCGGACAACGATTTCCCGAAAAGCAGATCACCCGCATCGACCTGGGCGAATTGCTTGAATGATGATAATTCTTTCTTTTTCATATGCGTTGTTATTTAGTATTTTTCAGTCCTTGATGTCACCATTGTAAGTGAAATCATTCATGTTGATTATCTGGAACTCGAAAGAGCCATTATTCCAGGAATCGTCGTCCGAGATGTCCACAATGAAATAACTTGCGGTCTTCGCGGTCAACGTAGCCTTGACTGGGGAACTGTTGCTGCTAGTATCCATAATATATCCGACACCGGTCAACATCACCAGATAGTCATTCGGTTGCAGGTTCCATTTTGTCGGGATCCACACAGTGTACCTTCCGTTGGCGGTCCTTTGGCATTGCAGGGTTCTCCCGTCAAATGTCTTGTAGCTCATCGAGCACGTCCCGTTTGAGGTCCTTCCCGTGACAGTCCCATGCGCAAGGACATTCAATGAACGGCCATAGGACTTTGTAGTTTCGATATTCCCACGGTTGGTGATAAGCCACCCATAAAAGGTCGCGCCTTCCCCTATACCGAGAAGCTCTACGTACTCACGGGATGACAGTACCAGCTCGCCATATTTTGCTCCATCCTGGAAGAAGTATTTTCCATTTGGGGCAGTAATGGACACCGCACCGGATGACAGCACCCCGCCGTACCGATGAGTCATCACTGTTATACGGCGGCCGTTCTGAGAAGAATCCCATGGGAAACCTCCTGCCGCAATGGTCAAGGACCCACCTCCCTCCATTTGAAGGTTATCATGCAGTTGAGCCTCTGATTTTTCATCTGTGCCATCCCATTCCCACTCTCCGCTATAATGTGCGAAAGGCTGGCGGAGTGTGCCGTAGACGATGACGTCTTTCAGCGTGCTGTCCTCTATGGCAGCCCCTTTAGTAGTGAAAAGTCCATCCTTGCTGACAATGGTCTCACCCCCGGCCGCGCGGATGCTGCCGTCCGCCATCAGTTGTATCTTCCCGGACGTGTGCTTGATAACACCCTCATCCATAATCCAACCCTCCTTGCCTGTACCAAGCAGAAGGACTTTCGTTGAGAAATTCGCGAATGACGGCACAAGACGCCAGTATCCGGTGTTGTTTTCAACCGAATCATACGGGGTCTCATTCGAACTGGATGTATGGTGTTTGGTACACTGATACACCTGCCCATTGTAATAGGCGAAATCAGCATACGCCTCCCCATCCGCACCGCTATAGAACTCTATGCCGGCGGCCCAAACAATCTGGCGCGTCCGCGCCCCACGCTCACCTTTGTCTCCCTTCTCCGGTGGCTGCTTGTAAGCTATTCGTGTTATATGCTTTAACATCTTCCTGATACACATTATTCCGCTGAAATAATAAGAGTCATGTCACCACCAGCCTTGACCGCATGGTCGATTGTAACCGTAAATGAATCCCCGCCGTCCTGCGATGCGATAGAGTCGCCTGCCGCATCCGTAACAAGGTAATTGAACGTGAAGCCCTTCACCTCAGTCTCCGTCGTCCTCTTGTACACCTTCGGTCTATATATGATGGACGTCTGGGCCGAGCTGAGTTCTTCCGGAACCTGAGCCCCGGCCGCATTGGTCGGATTGGGATAGATGATCAGGATGTCCGTCTCATCGCTCACTTCCATCACTGCGCTTGAGGACTTGCCGTTATAACTCATCTCACATTTGTACAATTCGCTTGAATTGATGTCCGACGCCGTGATGGTAATGCCTGATGAACTCTTGTTTATCGGCTCCCAGCCATCAACGCCATTCACGACTTTCATCTTATACCATTTGTAGGTCACTCCATCTGTCTTCTCGACACCGCCGATCATCAGATGAGCTGTCGCCTTCAACTGTGATGTGGCGTCATCAACAACACCGCCGTTGTTGATCGTGATATAGCCCATGCACGACTCTCCGTCAGTCTGCTCGATGGCCACCTCGATGGACGCGGACACGACTGACTGGAATCCTGTATTGACGGTCCCCTTGAATTCAATGGTGTCCGAGTCAATGTTGCCGCTCGATGCGATCTCCTTCAGTATCGTAAGTGTCGGCAGCGTAAATCCGTCAACCTTCTTCACTTCGCTCTTAAAGGTACCTGCAGGAATGCTTCCCATCGCTTTGCTAAGCCCAGAAGCATCAAAGACGATGGCAGTTCCGTTGAACTTCCATTCGACACCGGTAGCTGCAGGCTCTATGCGCATTGCTTTCAGCGAGCTTCTTACTACCGGATATATACACGGCTTGTTGGCCGCGAAACTTGGCGTGATTATGTTGTTTCCGTTGGAAATGAACTGCTTCAACGGAAACGTGCTTCTCAACGTACATGTCAGTGAATCACCCTGCCTGACATATTTGATTGTCGTCTGTCCTTTTACTGTACTCATTTCATCTTCTTTTATCTGTTCAACTCTTCCTTTGCTTCAGCCGCCGTAAGAACCTTGCCTCCAAGCGACTTGACTTTTTTCTCAAACGGAGCGGAACTCCCATAAGTCTGAAGGTCGCTCTCATTGATGATGACATATTCACCATCCGGAGTCTTCTGCCTGAATTCGGCGATTCCGGCATCCTCGGCCTTGCGGACCGGAATCTTTGCATAAACATATCTCATATCTTAAAGTGTTATTACCTCATTGTTGTCACATATCATGGTATCCCCATCTATAAACGCTCCTAAAGGGTCAAGTTCATCCACTTCAAGGGCCACATCCGAAGCATTGGCGAATTCCTCTGCCGGAATCATGATGCTATCGCCATAACCGAGGTCAGTCCATTCGGCTCCATATACCGCCCTTTTTATGGACCACTTGATGCTGAAGAATCTTGAAGGATTTTCCACGACAGTCCTTCCGACCGTGATCACGCATTCATTTTTCACCATCTCCGCATTCGGGGAGACCTCCACCCCGCCATGCACAAAATGCTCGAAATCATATTCAGGATATCTCCTCACCACTGTTGTCTCATCTTTAAGGCAATTATCCGTCGGAGATGACGGCAGAGCCTCGCCTGACAACGCATATTCCACCTTGCAGGATATTTTCACCTGTCCATTGACATAACGGGGATCGATTGTCAATGTGTCTGCATTCTGGCCTGCCTCATAGAACAAGTCCTCATCAGGGTCAATAATCGTCTCCTTTCCGTCAACGGTCTTATACCACCAGTATGCGACCTTGCACTGTCCTGGATCCGGGGCCTTTCCGCCAAGCAGGAATGTCGCCTTAATCGTGCGGACACCCGCATCTGTAATGGGGTTGAATACAAAGCTTGCCGGTTTATCGAGAGACAGCGATGCGGCTTCCGCCAGCGAGACGGTTGATAGAGTAGCGGTCGCCTGAATGCGCAAGATCTTGCCGCTCCTCGTATCCGGATACGATGCCGTGAACACGAGTACCTTCGGCTCCAGATAAGGAATGTTCTTCGTGACGGTCAAAGTGCCGTCCTGCGCCACCGAATAGCCGTCCGTCTGGTTCGTGATCAGATAGCGGGACAATTCCCCTGTCAAGTAGGATGAATCCGTAATCTGTCCTACCATGTCCTGGGGTATCTCATACCAGAGGATTCCCGTCAGAGCCACTTTCCCGTTCGTCATTATGCCGTTCGGATCATTGACATATACCTCCGGTCGAATCACGAGCGGTGTAAGGCTCCGGTCCGGTATGTATTCACCCGTCTCGGCGCAATGCGTCTGTGTGAGACTTCCACCACGGACAACCATTGTGGTGGATATGTTCAGAGGATCATAGACGATCCCGATTCTTTTTGTCTTTTTCATATACTGTTCAAATGCCTTTCAAATGTCAAAAAACAACCTCCGCCTCCACGCTTTCAGCGCCGTCACGGACATACGCCCTGCAGATGAACCGCCCGGAGGAAACCGGAAGGTCTTCCTGCGTCAGGTCCACACTCCTGCCGCATCCGGAGTGGTCAGCATTCCACACCCCATCTGCCGCAGCATCACCCGTATCCCGGGACCAGGTCCAGTCCGAATCAAGAATCTCATCCGTTATGTCATTCACGCCGCGTCGGACTACGGCCATCAGCGTCGTCTCAAGACAGCCGTACAGGAAAGTCTCTCCAGCAGTGCTGTCGATTATCAGTTCCAGTGTCGTGTCGCCGGCCACGAGCAGCCAGTCGGACGAATCGTAACGCGGCTCCTGAAGTGTACCTTCAACGATGCATCGATACTTGCACGACTTGTGATAGACTTCATCCTGGAACTCATCATTGCACAGGTAATCAGTAACGGCTGCACTCCACAGTCCTCTGTCCCGGATTGTCTTCACAACCGTCCCTGTCCCGTCCAGCTGCATGAAGTTCCTGGCCAGAACCGTATCCAGATATATCGACGGACGTTTGCCCAACGGCAGAGACTTCGGTATCAGGGAATCAGGGATAGAGCCAACAATCAGCTTGAAGTGTGACGGCAGGATGATGTACTGGTCAACACCGTCAAGCAATGCGATTCTTTGCTCCTGGGACGAGAAGTACTGGCTTCTCTGCCTTTCCGTTTGCGTGAAGTTGCCATATCTGGCGATGTTCATATATGGAACCGGAGCTGCGTTCTTTCCTCCGGGGACTGCGTCATCAGCACCGAGCACAATTCTCATGGTCTTCGCCGCCTGATCCACAGAGGTAACCCTGAAATATGATGTCACGAACCCTCCGCTGTTGTTATAGTGCCCCTTGCAGATGTCATCGACATCCAGTTCTATAACATCACCGTCCTCCACCTGCATCGTGAGGATATAGGCGCTTTCGCTTCCCACATCAGCGGTGACCTTGGCGATGGTTCCACCCTCTGTGTTCCACATCTCCCCACCGGTCACGCGGACCTTGTTGTATATGAGTTGCGGGACCTTGAGAAATGACCTCAATGTCAGGGATGACATCTCAGCCGATCCGTCAGAGTCAATCTTCCAACCAGAGCCAGTCTCTATGCCCTGCACGAAGTCCGGGGAGCCGATAATTCCTGCAATGACACGGGCGAACTCGACGATGTCCTTCTTCCTGACCGGCTGGTCAAGATAGTCCCCGAACATCTTGCCGGACCACTTCTCAGAATCCTTTGAGTGGTCGGACTCCAAGGAATGGCCAGATTCATCGGAGTACCCGGCTTTTGCCTTTTCCGTGACGGTGCTTACACTACCGTCCTCCTCGTTTTCCTTCGGATGGGTAAGGCTGATATATCCGTCATTGTCAGTGGTTATCTGATCAAGATACGGAAGGTTCTTATGAGTATGGCCGTCTCCGGAGACAACGGAATTCGCACCGCCATTCTGGATGACGGGCACTGCGGTTCCTGAAGTAGTACCACCGAGTTCCCTCAGTCTCCTGCTTCGCGGTCTTGCCGCCCTGTTGGTTGTTTTCTGTATATATTCCTTTGCCATGGTCATTCCTCCTTTCCTTCATATTCATCCGGGCGAATCTCTATGAAAGTCGCGTCAGAGACATCCTCCTTGACATTGATTTCCTCGCCGCTCATGATGAATCTGACATCCTTTCCCTGTGCCGCATCTACATAGGAAGACAGCCCCTTCGGGTCAATGGTGACCTCCCCGGACAATGTCGTCCTCCTGTCGGCATATTGGCTGTACAGAGTCCCGATCAGCAGATGTTCCGGATGGTCAACCCTCCCGGCACGCATAAGCTTCTGTATCTGTTCGCCTGTCTCCGATGACATATAGATGCCTTTGGCGGTGGGGCACACGACATCGGCGGTGCCGCATATCGTGTCAAGCTCAAGATCCTCTTTCGCATCGGCATTCAAAACACCGGAGTACTCCACATCATCCATCGTATCCTCGTCCAACGTCAAAGTCCTCTTCACCACAGACACTTTCGGAAGTTTGTACAGCTGCCAGCGTATCTTGTCATAGCCGCCTTTGTCCTTGAAATATCCGTCAGCTTCCACAGAGAATCTGTCCACGTCATCAAACGCCCACACACCGTTGTATATCCGGACTTCCAGATAGCCGCCCTTCGGAGGGTATGGTATAAACTGCCCGTCCGGCAGTTTCTTGAACGAGTCGAACATCCAGAAGTCCTTGGTGTCGCCTGTATATTTGTCTGCATAGCGGTACTTGCGGTTCTTTACTTTCTTGCTTCCGTCCGTCCACGGCTTCCCGACACTCTGATGGTTGCACTGCCATCCCATGACTCCTGTCCCCTGCAGAACATCGTCAGGATCATAGTACGCAAGCCACGCCTCGCCCCATTCAGCTTCGCCTGACTTCCAGCCCCATTTCGACAGGTATTTATCCTCTGCGGTGGACACGAAGCCGTTTCCCGGCTGTCCGTTCTTGGTAAGCCACTCATTCGAGTAATGGCACAGAGCCGTACCCGCCTCATCATATACGACTATCGCGACCGGGACAAAAGCAAACGCTGCATTGTTCTTCACGAAATCATGGTTGCCTGATTCATTGCCGTCGCCTGAATCCGAGAACGGGTTATAACGGGGGTCGAACAACAGTTCCTGCTGGATACGCAAATAATTGTTCGCAGCATCAGCGGAACCCATTTCCGGAAGATAGACACGCGCCATCTTCATTGCAAGGGTTTTCGGATGTGAGGACGGATGCAGCCCCTTTCTTGTCGGGAAGCCGGAAGCCAATGAGCCGTGTCCACCAGTATAGAACCCTCCGACAACGCCCTCGGTCTCATTACCTCCGAGCATGGGCTGAATCTTGAAGAACGAGTTGTCGCTTCCGATTTCAGCCACACCCTTGCATTTATCCTTATTCCAAGATTGGAAAAGGGTGTAATCTATCAGGGCATAGTCCCAGTCGTAACCGTGCCTGTGGCTTTCGTCATAGTCGATGTAATATGAATAACAGGTCGGGACGGACATCCCTGTAGGGACAATCCCATTGTTGTATTTGACCCCGGAGCTGTCTGATGTGAGATTTGTCCATTCTGGCCCGAAAACATCTTCATAGTCAAGTTCCCCATCAATTACATCCGCAGTCGAATATGGGGAGAACGTTATTTTTATGTTGTTGTACACCGAATCGGTGCCAAGCGATGAGTCCTCACCCTGCCAGTCTATCTCCGAAGATGGGTTCTTACTCGTATACAGGCCATTGATGTCATACACATACACTTTCCCGGCGCGTTGTATCATACGCAATCCAAGGGGTTGGAATATTCCCTCGATGACGTCCTTGAATGATGACGCCTCCCCGTCCTCGTCATAGAAGTTCTCCGACGCAATCATCAAAGAGGACAATGCAAGCTGAGTCCCGTCCGCAAACTGCGTGGAGATCAGGGATTCATCGATTGAGGTATAATTCAGCCTCGACTTGTCAAGCGCGTTATCAAGCAGCTCTTTCAATGTCTTGCGCCCGGAACCGTCATAAGGCATCCTGTCAAGGATACCGAAATCGGAGAAAGTAAGGCTGACCTCATAGTCGGATGTGCTGTCATACGGTTCCTCATAGAATTCAGGGTCAAGGCATCCGCTCCAGAACAAAACGTTGTTTCTATAGACATCGAGACGGATCTGCCCTACCTTTATCGAATAGAGGTCAAGGTAAGTCCTATCTCCGGGTGAAACGATGGTCAATGTCGCGGTGCTCCCGCATATGACATTCTCCTTGGCCGTCTCATTGTACTCTATCATCAGGGGTTCGTCATCCGGGAATTTCAGGTTCCTGACGGGAAATGCCACGTCGGACTCCTGGAGGATTCTGCACCTCCAGACAACGCCCTTCCTTGAATAGAAGGCTCCCGTATATCTTACCATCATTCCCATGCTATGATCTTCTTCTCCTGTTGTTCTCTCTTCTTTCTATGCCGACCAGATTCCGGCCTTTGATTTTGAACTCCACTTTTTTCTTGCCGCCGTCTTCAAACCCGATAATGGATTTGAGTCGGTCAAGAGGGGCGACCACCTCCGGGTTATGACTCGCCCCGGAATACTCACCGAACATACCTATGGTAGGTCCATAGGCAAGGCCGCCGTCAGCATATTTCGGGATAGAGGCCACAGCCGCCCCGACCGCTGTCATACTGGCCGCCAACGATATGAGGTTGTATGGGAACGGCACACTCTGCGACTGGGCCGCCGCTCCTGCAAATGCCTGCGCTATATTTCCACCGATGACAGACGCAATCGCCGGAAGTGCTGCGGCCACGGATGAGAGGACATTCGATCCCCATGAGAGCCAACCTGCGGCGTTCTCGCCGACCACCCCTGACAGGCTGTTCGCTATCGATGACATATTCTCAAGCATGCCCGTGGTCTTTTCCCCCTGCGTCTGTGTCGCGTCAAGGCTTGTTGCATACTGAGACCATTGGTTGATTGCCTTCTTTATCGATGCCCGTTCTTCCTTTGTCTGGGCTACAGCAGCCATCTTCTGGAGTTCCTCGATTTTCGATTTGGCTACCTCGACACCGGTTATTCTGGCACGAAGGCTGATTTCAAGATCGCCGCCTACGCCAAGCCCGTTCTGAACCATCTTAGAAAGGTCTTCCATCCCTACAAGCTGGACTGATTCCTCTATGGCATCCTTCTTGGCTTTCCATTGAACTATCTGCCTTTGAATCTCACTGCGTTCCGCCTCCCCGGCTTTCTGAAGTCTTGTCTGAAGGGCAGAAAGAACCTTGTCGATATCCTCCAGACTCTTAGGGTCAGCAGGAACATCAAGGGCTTCAAGGGAAGATTCGATAGCCTCTTTCTTGCGCCTGTAATCATTTATCGTCCTCTGGATGTTCGCCCTTTCCTCATCATTCGCATACTGCAGGACCGACTCGCAGGCAGATATTGCCTGTTCATAGTCCGCAAGACTGTTCATCACGGCAGGGGTGGAGGCAAGCGCCACACGGGCTTTCAATTCGTCCTTCTCACGCTCGTTCGCGTTTATCGTGGCCTGAATCCCTGCCTGTTCTGATTGCGAGGCTCTGTTCAACTGGTCTTCAAGCACTGATATGACCGTTGAATACTCCTCGAATGTCTTTGGAGATGTCGGGGCAGAGATTGCTTTCAGACTATCTTCAATAGCCTTTCTCTTCTTGGAATATCCGTTGATTGTCTTCTGTATCTCCGCACGCTCCTCATCACCGGCAATTTTCAGCAGTTTGCCATAGTATGTTATGGCTGTGTCCAGTTCCTGGATTGTCTTCGGGTCTGAAGGCACACTCAACGCCTCCATCTCAAGATTAACAGCATCGAGTTTCTTCTGCCATGCGTTTATATCCTTCTGAAGTTCGGCACGTTCAGATGCGCCGGCAGTCTTCATCAGAGCCGTAAGAGCCTGTATCTTTTTCTCGATGGCATCTATGCTGCCAGCCTTGCCGGTCGTGACACCAGATGTGGCCGGTGATATTCCACGCCCTTTCAGAAGTTTGTCCGCCTCGTCGTTGTATTTGTTCACGATGGAGAAATAACGGTCACCCTCTGACATCTCCTTTTTGGCCGCGTCACTGTATACTTTAGCCCTGGCCTCGCCATAGGTGGCCACATTGCTTTTATAGGCGTCCCCGACTATTTGCTTTCTCTGCCCGCTTACCTGACCGCGACCGAGGACACCGTTCGCTGAGGCCATTTTGCCTTGGTATACACCCTCCGCATAATTACGGGCGCTCTTCCGGTCGTCATCCGTGACCTTTTTCGCGTTCTCCGCCTGAAGCATCTTCTCTATTGCCGACTGATACTTCTTCGACGCAAGTTCCATTGCGGCGGCTGCCATGGCTCTTCGTTTAAGAGACTCCACAAATGTCGATTCATTATTGACCAGAACATTCTCGGCATCCTTTACCGAATTGATCCTTACGCCAAGATTTCTGAATTCATTGGCGTTGTCCTTCACGAATTTCTGACGTCTGGCGATGTCCCCGGAGAGTTCCTTCCAAGCCTTCTGCAATTTTCGGTAGGACACAAGCTGTGATGCTATGCTACCAGCCACGGATGATTGGATGGACTTCTGCGCATCCTCTTCTTCTTTCTTGGCCTGCTTCTGGGCTTCGGATTTCTCCTGGTACTTGGACACCAGCTTGCTGATCGCCGTTATCACCCCTGTTACTATCAGAGACGCGCCAAGCGTCATTGACGCAAGCAGCGCCTTCGAGGCGGTGGCAGAGAGGCGGAAAGCTACCGTCAGGCGGTTCTGTGCCGCCGTCCACAATTCAGTCACCTTTCTGCAGGTCACAATTCTGAATGAGCTTGTGGCATGCAGGGTGTTGGACATCTGCTGCACGCCCATCATCACCGCCATCACAGACTGCATCTTCGTCTGAACCGCCATCAGTCTCTCGTTGTCCTTGACGAACATTGACACGATGCCGGAACCTGCTGAATATGCTCCCATCAATCCTTGCACGCCATTGATGACACCACCTATCTGCGTGGCACCGGTTGAGAGAGCGGTCTGCTCGGTGCGGAGTTCCCTGTACGCCGTTCCGAGACGCTCCATCTCCTGACGGCGTTCCTCGTATTCGGCGGTATTCTGCTTTCCTTCAAGGCGGAGCCTGGCCATCTCCTCACGGATGGCCATAATCTGGGTTCTTATGCCAGTATTGGACTGCTTGTACCCGGCAACCGCATCACGCATGCCGGCAAGCGCCCCCTTTTCCTGGTTGAGTTCATTGAGCAATGCGGATGTCTGGGACGTGGGAGCCTTGGCCGCTTTCAGCTGCTGATATTTCGAGGTGAGGTCAGCGACCACCTTCTTCTGGCTCTCTATCAGTTGGATATAGTCAGAGACATCCTCTGCCCCTTCCGTAAGCGACTGCTTTACTTGGTTGTATGTCTGGGTATAGGTTGAAGACAAAGACTCGGCAGCTTTCTTCTGAGCCTCAATCTCGGCATTTACCGACTTGATCTTGTTGATCTGGAAGCCAATCTGCCGGAGCTGACCATCGATGTCGAATGCCTTTCTGTCATCTCCGGACAGGTACGCCTCTGTCTTGGCCTGTTTCAGCCGGTCATATTCGGCACGAAGTTCAGACAGGTTGGATGATTGCGAGGACAGCCTTTCAATAGATGCCGCGGCGTCATTAGCCACAGCTCTTATGCCTGCCGCGACACCGCCGGCGCCATTCGCGACGGAATCAAGGACAGCCTTGTTCCTGGACGCCATCGATGAGGCGATGTTCGCCTGGGTCTGCAATTCCGAATTAACCCTCTGGATAGCCGCCGAAGCCGCCTTCTGCCCGGAGGCCACTGCGGAGACGATCTTCGACGCGACCCCGGATGCGGAATCACGACCAGTGAAATCAATCTCGTATGTGACCTTCTTATTCATCTTTCCAAAGCTCTATCAATTTCTCGAATTCCCTTTTGTCCGCTTCCAGCTCCTCCTTTGTCATCTTTGTCTTTGCCATTTCTGACTTCATGGTTCCATCCCAACCGAATTTCAGGACATCTTCAGGCTTCAGGCCCTTCTTGGCATAAGGCTTCAAGGCATAGTAACAAATCCAACGGCAGCGCTCCCATCTCCCACGCTCATTATCCTCCTGCTTCGACTGCCATTCTTTATAGATGGCACTGAACTCGGTTGGAGTCAGCCCGGAGAACTCCTTTACGGATAGGCCCATCCTCCCGACCGCGACTCCGAGGACAATTTCTATTGGGGTGGGCTTTATGCGTTTTTTTCAGCGTCTCCATCCTTATTTTCATTTGCCCTTTCGGCAAGGGCGGCGGTGATGCGGATGAACTCCTCACCGTCAAGCGCGTCCGCGAATTCCTGGAATGAAAGTTTGAATTCCTCACCGCTCCTGCGGCAATTGGACTTCACCACGTGATACATATACTTGACGGAATCCTCAGTGTCCACAGGCGCGTCAAGGCCGGTCTCCTCCTTGAACGAGAGCATGGCTCCCATTGTCTCACGATATGGATATCTCTTCCCGTTCACCTCGATTTCGAGATTCCCGTTGCTCGTATTCTTTGGTTTGCTCATTATGACTTATGTTTGATTGGATTAAAAGCCGTCCGGGGGAATGTCCCCGGATGGCAGAATTTCTGATGACTATACGTTAGTGACAGTCTTTGTCCTGACTCTTCCTGTATTCTCGAAAGACGCGGAATAAGTCGAGTCGTCATCGGCAGGATCATTCCTCTGGAGTGAGGTGATGACAAACAAGCCGACACGGTATTTCTTGGCTTCCTCTCCGGCATAGGCATATTTCAGCTTTACAGGCTCGCCGCTGTCCATCGCTTCAAGAAGCTCGTCATAGGTGGCTCCCTTCTCATCCTTGCAGACGAGGCAGTCGGTAGAGATTGACACCGAACGTTTGGACACGGACTTCTCATCCCAGAGTCCGTCCGTCGAGGTGTCCTCACCGGCTCCTGCCTTAAGGTCCTCGTCTGTCTGTTCAGTATCGTTGTAATCCGGCAGGACTTTCAAAGAGCGGGACTTCGTCTCCGCCTGGTCCTGAATCTCGCAGGATGTGCAATGCCCAAGGGCTTTGGTCCCGAGGAACACAATCATCTTGCTTCCATGTACATATCCTTTTTCCATCGCTATAATATTTTTGTGAATAAACCTTTTATGATTGCACCGAGGCTGAAACGCTTCCACAGCCATTGGGCGGCCACACCTCCGGCAGTGCCTATAACAACTCCCGCGAGGAACCACTTGCCGCTTCTCCTCTGAGGGACTTTCGGTTGGGTTTCAAGTACCGACCTGTTGACGTTTGATTCCGATTCGAGCGCCATTTGAGAGAGCCTTGAATGTAGTTTGTCAATGACAGCTTTCAGTGAATCAATGGTGCTTTTCTGCCTAAATGTCTGTCTCTCATACTTTGTACATTGTCGGGCGACGCTGTCGCATCTTCCGGTCAACACAATGTTGTCACCTTGGCGCAAGGCTTCAACCGAAGCACGACCGTAGGACGTCCCATACTTTGCGCCTTCTGGAAGGTCAAGGAGGCTCTGCATCGGTATCGTCTCCTGCACCTGACTCATCGGAATCTGTTCGATGAATGTCGCCCTCAATTCCGTCATCTCCTGCTGCAGGCTCTGGAACCTGTACTGAACGCTGTCCGTTACTGCCTTCGCGACCTGTTCCGTTTGAACCTGGAGGACCTCCTGAAGACTGGAGTCCTCCTGTCTGTACGTTGCCGCTTTTTTTTGCGTGCCGCACGCCACGGGCAGAAGCGCGCTGACCACGAGGAGGGCTGTAAGCCCCCTGATGTGATTTCTCATTCTCTTGTCTGTTTAATTGTTGAGTCAACTGGCTCACCTTTTCCGTAAGGTGGTCAATCTTCAATTCGAGTGTCTTTTGGTTCGCAAGCAACTTGGCGTTGTCCGCCTTAAGCTGAACATTTTCATCCAGGGCCTCCGTGTATTTCTTCGTCAGGAGGTCGATGGATTCCTGAAGCTTGGACAGGACATCAACTTTCCGCTCCTTTCTGGTGGCGAACCAGGTCACGACAGACCCGATCGCGCCACCAGGGAGCAAAAACATGAGCAAATCCTTCAGTATCTCGAAATCCATATCAAAGTCCAGTCAAATCTATCGCTTGCCACGGCAGGGCATTACACTGTCCCGTCTCCTGTATCCTTACCGCCCGCCGCGGTATTCTGGGTCTCGGTCTTCTTGAACACAGGCGTTTCTCTGCTGTCAAGGACAACGAACTCCTCGCCGAAGGCGATGTTGGTGTCAGCCTTCATGAGCATCTTGAAGAAGTAGAGCTCAGACATGTTGGAGACCTTGTCGATCTGGATGACTGATTCATCGTCCTGGAGGTTGACCGCCGCATAAAGGTTGGTCGTCATCGCGTCAGGAGAGCAGAGTGTCGCCACGATAAGGCCGTCAGGCCATGCAGCCAGGGTCTCGATCTTGATGTCCTTGTATGCCTTGCGGTTGACCTTTGTCTCATCCGTATTCTTTCCCTCACGCGCAGTAAGCTCATCGTCATACGTGTCGAAGTCGTTCACGCTCATAAGGATTCTGAGGGATGGGTTATTGCGGATGGACACCGGGATGGCCTTGCGGACAGCCTTCAGACGGTCTGTCATCTTGGTCGCGTCACTTGTGACGATGACACAGTCACTGTCCTTGGCTGCCTGGGTAAGGATACCGTCAAAGAGCTTGTCATCGCCCTCGCCATATTCACCATTGACATAATGGTCGCCCAACTCGAACTGGACCTGCTTTGACAGGGCATCCAGAAGTGCGTTCTGGGCCTCCGCCGGAAGCTCGGAGAACACAAGGTTCCCCTTAGGCTGCCACTTGCGCCAGATACTCTCGAAAGCGCGTGGATTGAAGGTTGTGAAAGCCATGAAGTCATGCGGCTCAAGGACTTTTTCGCTGTAATTGAAATTGCCTTTCGAGTCTTCAACTTTCGGATCCTCCTTACGCTTCTGGAGCATCTTGCCTGTATGAAGACGAGGAATGGATACTTTCTTCTCGACACCCGGGATGACATGGATCAATCCCTTCCCGACAATCTCATTGCCGGTAGCCGCCACGGTAAGGATCCTCTCCAGAACCTCACCATTGTAGTTTGTGTTTTTTACTACGATTGCCATAACTTGATAATTTTAGTTCTTTCCGTTGTACTTGTTTCGGATTTCCTCCTGACGCTTCGCCCAGCTGCCGTTCTCGACAACAGTGCCGTCTTCAAGAATATCCTTTACCAGCCTCTTTTTCTTCTGCGACTGAAGAATTGCACGGGCGGACTCCGCCTCGGAGGAATGGAGCAGCTTCACATACTTCTCCCTCTGGGTCTCATCAATGCGTCCATCCTTGACGGCAGCATCAACTTCAGCATTGATGGCAGCGTCCTGTGCCGCTTTCTCCTTGCTTTCGAAATCGGCCACCTTTGCCTTCAAAGCATCGTTCTCCGCCTTGAGGGAATCATGGGCCTCGGCCTTCCTGGTGATCTCACTCAGTCTTGCCATGATGGCAGCCTCATCAGCGCAATCGCTGAACGGCTGCAACTTCTTGATCTTGTCAAACATTTTGCTTTTGGATTTATGTTGATTATTAAAGGTTCCCACATAGAGGTCCGTAAACTTGCCGCATCTTTGCTCCAATGGCAATCCGGCTATGTCCTCCGCATTTATCGCCAGATCATCATACACCTCATCGGCAAAGCCGAGACGGACGGCGTCATCAGCCGAAAGCCAATGATCCTTGCCGTCCATATATGTCGAGCGGATTTCATCAATGGACATCTTTGTCCTCTTGGAATAGATGTCACAGATTATATTCTCTATTTCTATCAGCTGCTCTTGGTAGGTCTTGATCTCATCAGCGTTGCCCCATACCCCGCCTGTCGGCTTGTGGATGAGGATTCTCGCATACCTGCTCATCTTGACTTTTCTTCCACAGGCAGCGATGATTGATGCCGTTGAAGCTGCCAGACAATCAATATAGATGGTGATTTCCGCCTTGGAGTCTTTCAAGGCGTTGAATATCGCGATGCCTGTGCCGACCTGCCCTCCGATAGAGTTGATACGTATGTCTATCCGCTGATAGGTCTTTTCTGCCGCTATGATCTGCGAGATAACATCCTCCGCACGGACATCGGCATAATCGCCGATCTCACCATACAAAAGGATGGTGCATCCCTCCGTGTCCGGATTCGCTATTATATCAAATACATTTTTCATTCTGTCGAGTGCTATTTCACGCAAAATTGGATGCTTATTTCGACCCTTGAAAATTTCGGATTTATCATACCGTCAGAAAGTTGCATCATACCATTTTTATCGTGCATCATAAAACTGGAATTTGCGCCACTTCCTTTATTAGGTCAATTTTGTGTGCGATAAACAACATGGATATGGCCAACAGCAAGTCAGACAACACTCGCCAATGGGCGAAGTCAATGTACATATACGAGAACAGGACACAGCAGGAGATTGCGGATGCGGCCGGTGTGTCCCGTCAGACAATCATACGGTGGGCAAAAGCGGACAAATGGGATGAACTGAAAGTCTCGATGACGATGACACGTGAGGAACAGATAAAGAGTCTCCAACGCCAGCTTTCAGAAATCAACAAGACAATCAGCGAAAGGAAGGCTGAGGACGGACCACGCTATGCCAACGCCAAGGAGGCGGACATCATCTGCAAGCTTACAGATGCCATCAACAAACTCGAAAACGACATCGGAATCCATGACTGCGTCAGTGTGGCCAACAGATTCATAACATGGCTCCGCCCAGTGGATGCGGAACTGACCAAGACATTCGCCGGGGTCTTCGACAAATTCATCAAATCACTTCTCTGACAATGAAACAGATTGACAAAGACGCACTCAAATTTTGGGAAGCTCTCAAGCGGTCGGTATACGAGGAGACCCCGATCGATAAATCAATGTCCGAAGCGGAGATTGAGAGGCACCGCCTGTATCTGGAAAGTCATCCTACTGAATGGATGAAGTTTTTCTTCCCGAACTACGCCAAAGCACCGTTCGCCAAATTCCACATACGGGCAATCAACAGGCTCATAAACAATCCTGAATGGTACGAGGTGCTTTCCTGGTCACGCGAACTCGCCAAGAGTACCGTCATAATGATGACGATAATGTATCTTGTACTTACAGGGAAACGAAAGATGATCCTGCTCAGTTCCGCCACGGAGGACGCAGCCAAGCGGCTTCTCGCACCATACCGAGCGAACTTCGAGTCCAACAGGCGAATCACACAATACTATGGCGAGCAGCGAACGCTCGGCGACTGGGAGGAAAAGTGCTTCAAGACAAAGGGCGGGGCGATGTTCCTCGGCATTGGCACCGGCAACGCCCCACGAGGACTCCGCAACGAAAGCATACGTCCGGATGTCCTGTATCAGGATGACTTCGACACCGATGAGGTATGCCGTAACATAGACGTGCTTGACAAGAACTGGGACTGGTGGGAGAAGGCCGTATATCCCACACGTTCAATCTCCACCCCCACACTCGTAATCTGGGCAGGAAACATCATAGCCGAGGACTGCTGCATCGTCCGCGCCGGCAAGAAAGCCAACAACTGGGACATCGTGAACATACGAGATGAGAACGGGAAAAGCACGTGGCCGGAGAAGAACACGGAGGAGATGATCGACACAGTCCTTTCCAAGATAAGCACCAAGGCCCAGCAGGGGGAGTATTTCAACAACCCTCTGACAGAAGGCAAGATATTCCCAAACACAAAATGGGGAAAGGTTCCGGCTTTAAGCCGGTTCCCGTTCCTGGTCATATACGCCGACCCTACGACAAGCGAGGCCAAAGGAACAGCCAAAAACAAGAAAGGTTCCCAGAAGGCGATGTTCCTGCTTGGCAAACTTGACTCCACCCTTTATGTCATCAAAGGGTTCCTCGGCAAGATGACGACGGCGGAATTCATCAGCCATTACTTCACTCTGCACACCTTGGCGAGGGTGAAGTCCGGCAAGGCCGTATATCTCTATCAGGAAAACAACTCCCTGCAGGATCCAGTGTTCCAACAGGTATTCAAGCCAGCTATCGCACAAGAACGCCGCAGGACAGGGATAAATCTTTCTGTAACGCCAGATGCAAGGAACAAAGGCGACAAGGCAACCAGAATCGAGGCGCATCTTGAGCCGATGAACCGTGAGGGACTTCTTGTACTCAACATCGCTGAGAAAGACGATCCGAATATGAAACTGCTCGATGATGAGTTCAAATACTTCACGATGGCCATGAACTTCCACGCCGACGGAATTGACTGCGTGGAAGGCGGCAACTGGATAATAGACCAGAAGACGGCGGAACTTCAGCCGTCTTCATACATCTCATACAAGGCTCTTGCACACAGGAGCAAAAACAGACAATGACATGAACAACACCAACTTCATAACAAAAGAGGACTACCCGTCATCGATACGCACCGAGTTCATCGAGCGCGTCACCAGAGAGGATGAGAACATCCTTGAGATCGTGGAGAATCAGGCGATAGCCGAGATGAAAGGCTACCTGTCGAACAGATATGACTGCGACAAGGCCTTCAGTGCGACCGGTGATGAGCGCCACAATCTCCTGCTGATGTTCGCAAAGGACATAGCGATATATCACCTGTGTTCAATCAGGGAAGGTCTTATGACACAGACTCGCATTGACAGGTACGAAAGGGCCGTGGAATGGCTTAAGGGTGTCAAGTCAGGTGACATCACCATCGAGGGGCTTGACAGGATTCCGGAAGACGACAACGCTGACTCGTCCGAGTTTCAGATGAGAAGCGACAGGAAAAGAATAAATCATTTCTGATATGGCAAAGAATAAGAAAAGACGAATAACCACCGGCGGACATGTCGGCAATGTCCAGGCACCTACCATCATCCTTCAGCAGACAAGACGTGGAGGGCTTGACGTAGGTGTCTATATGAGCGCGATACGCTCTGCGGAAGTCATTGACTACCCTCGCAAGGAAAAGCTTTGTGACCTGTATGAGGACGTGAAGCTTGACAGCCACCTGTTCTCCGTATTGAGGAAACAGAAGGCCGCAGTTCTCTCGACACCTATCCAATTCATGAGGGACGGCAAACTGGATGAAGCAATGCAGCAGCACATCAAGTCCCCATGGTTCCTCCAGTTTCTCGGAGACCTGTACGACCACGAATGGGAAGGAGTCGGAGGAACCCTCTTCCAGTTCTACCGGGACGAGCGTGGATGGATTAACTACACGCTCATTCCTCGCAAAAACTTCGATGCCATCAACAGGGTGATCCTTCACCATCAGGGCGACATATCCGGAGAGAGTTGGGATGACTTCGACGATCTTCTTTACATCGGCAAGCCACGGCAGATAGGAAACCTTGCCGTCGCCGCATTCTGGGTTATCCTTAAAAGGAACAATGTCGGGGATTGGGCGGATTTCGCGGAAATCTTCGGACGGCCGATCCGGGAAGGCACCTATAACGCATGGGATGAGGAAGCACGAAAGAAGCTTGTGAACGACCTTGCGGAAATGGGTGGGGCTGGAGTTCTTGTGCATCCAGACAACACGCAGCTCAATCTCATACAGGCACAGAATGTCTCAGGAGGTGGCGACCTTTATGAAAAACTCGGAACCTATTGCAACAACGAGATAAGCAAGGCCGTCACCGGCAACACCCTCACCACCGAAGCCGGGGACAAAGGCACGCAAGCTCTCGGAACCGTCCAGAAGGAGGGTGAGGAGGATATCAACTTCTTCATCAAGCAGAGCATCCTGAATATTCTCAACTATGAGATGACAGACACCTTCGCACGCCTCGGCATCAACACCGAGGGCGGTGAATTCTTCTTCGTCCCTCCGAAGAGCAAGAACAGTCAGGAGAAGGTCAATGTCCTCAAGACACTGAAGAATGACATGATGCTTCCTATCGATGACGACTATCTCTATGAGGAATTCGGAATACCGAAGCCAAAGGATTACGAAGCCATGAAGGAGGAACTGAAAAGCGCCCATTCGGTTCCGGTTTCACCATCAGCACAGGATGGCAAAAAGGATAACAATCCGGATCCAGATGATGATGGCAAGGACAGTATTGGCCAGCCGGAGCCAAAGCAGGACCCGAAAAAGGCCCCGGACGATAAAGGCAAGAAGAAAGACAACGCCTTCAACCGAATGGTCGGTTTTTTCGTCAAGGCCCTGCAGGGCAGCGGGGCGGATTTAGACTGGTAGTCGATGCCCTGTATCAGGACGCGATGGATGACCACAAGACATCCGTTCCGTTCACATTCGATTCCAGCATCATTGAGAATGCTCTGAAGAACATCCAAAGCCGTCAGCTGGACACCAGGACACAGATTGACAAAGGACTCTTCTCCGAAGTCAACCGAATTCTGGCCAACGGCATTGACATCGCGTATGATGACAAGTCCGGGAACGGCAGCGGATTCAAGAAAGAGCTGCTGACAAACACTGAGGTCTTCGCCGCGTTCAAGGCACATCGGATGGGCCGTGACATGGCATCAAAGCTTCTGGATAAGAGCGGGAACATCAAACCATTCCGGCAATTCAAACAGGACACCGAGGGGCTTGTAAACCACCATGTCAATGCGTGGCTCCGGACAGAATATGACACGGCCATAAAGCGCGCGCACAGGGCATCGGAAATGAGACAGTTCATAGACGAGGCGGATGTGTTCCCGAATATCGAATGGCTGCCTAGCACGGCTGTCAATCCCCGCGAGTCCCATATGCCGTTCTATCACCATATCTGGCCGGTAGGCGACCCTTTCTGGGATGAACACAAGCCGGGGGATGAATGGGGATGCCAATGCGGTTGGCAATCCACTGACAGTCCCGTGACCGACAACACCGGACTCGGCGGAGAAGGCATCGCGGAGCCGTCTCCAGGGCTCGGAGGCAATCCTGCGAAGACCGGGCAGGTGTTCTCGGATGATCACCCGTATTTCCCGTCCGACTGTGAGCATTGCGGATTCTACAATGCAAGCATAAAGAACCGCCTCGCGTCCGTATTCTACAACCGCAAGAAGGATTGCTACAACTGCCCCTACATCAAGGCTTGCATACAGGAGATCAACGGAGAGAAAGAACGTATCAAAGAGAACCGTCTGAAATACCGCAAACTGAAACGTGATGACAATTACGAGGATGTGCGATTCAACAAGAATAGTGGAGGAGTTGTTGCTGTGCATAAAGGTCATATCACCCATGATGGTCCAAAGGCCGAAAGATTCTTCTCCGAGAATCTAACTTCCACAGAACTTGAAAAGGAATGTCAGGAACAGCTATTCAAGTCCGGACACCTTGTCATACTGCAGGACGAATCGAAGAGATTCAAGGGGAATCAGCTGCCGGCACTCGATATGATGATGGATGACATTCTGATGGACATCCGCTCCGTCACAGGCCGTGGATGGTATTCAAATATCTTCGTAAAGAAGAACGAGCAGTTGCGTCGTTTCAATGCAAGAGCGGACATCGATGTGAAAGCCGATTCCCTCTGCCTGTACTTCCATAACCCAGAACTATTCGATGAAGTCAAAATGAAGAAATCCATAAATTTCTTCCGATTCTATCGAGATATAGCTGGAAACCTACTCGACAAGGACTTGAAAAGAGTGTATTGTGTTATTAAAGGAGAAGATGACGTTTTAGTCTTTGACATATAGGCATAAAAAAAGCCGGGTCTCTCAAGGAACACCCCGGCGCGCCTGTCTTTCGACATTGCAAATATAACACTTTTTTCAGAATTACAATAGTTTGAACGGAATTCAAATGATTTTCAAAAGGTTTTCAAATCATGGACAGACTTGAATCGGACATACAACGGATGAAGAAGGATATAGAGACCTTAATCTCCAGGAAACTGCCAGTAGCAGCCGGAAAATATGCCAAGCAGCACTTTCAGGACAACTTCCGCCAAGGAGGATTCGTCAATGGTGGTCTGCATCCGTGGCCACCGGCGAAACGCCTTTCTTCAGGAGAATCCGGAGCGGATTCCCAATACAAGACACTGATGTCCTCACGGAACCACCTGTTCAGCTCGATAAACTACACTCCGGGAATAGCTAAGGTCACCATATTCAATGATGTGGTCTATGCCGCAATCCACAATGATGGAGGAACTGTCCATCCCAAAATAACGCCCAAAATGCGACGTTTCGCATGGGCGAAGTATTATGAGCTTAAAGGCGAGCAAAAAGGCGCACAGAAGCCACGGAAAGGCCCAAAGAACGGGACATCGCAATCAGCTGGCAAACAGCCGGACTCCGGAGAGGCCGAAAAGTGGAAAAGACTGGCATTGACAAAGAAAGAGACATTGACCATCAACATCCCCCAGAGGCAGTTCATGGGGCAGAGCGCCGAACTTGATGCCAAGATATCCGCTTATGTCGAGAAAGAAGTTTTACGCATTATAAATTCATAAAATGGAATCACTTTATTTAAGAATCGCAGAAAGGCTCCGCGAGATCGTTCCGGAACTGGAACACATCGATGAGGATACTGGTCAACTATATCCTGTGCAATATGATGACAGGTATGCCTATCCGATACTTTTCCCATGCTGCCTTATCGATGCGTCCACAACGGACTATAAGGTTGAGAAGTTTCCAGACATGCAGAGAGGGACCGTGACCGTCACAATCAAGGTGGCGTTTCAGTGCGATGAGGATTCGCATTACTCATCCATCGAGAACAACAATACATTTGAACAGATGAGACACAGACTGGCCATAAACAAGAAAGTCGTCTGCGCCCTCCATGGCTATTGCTTCGGGGATGATGTCTCGGCGATGCAAAGGACACAGGCAAGGGCTTACCCTCTGGCAGGACGTGTCAAAGTCTATGAGTCCACTTTCAACGTGAATATAACCGAGGAACTATTCCTGGAATAGCGACAACTGCTCAGCGGTCAGTTTAGGCGCCTTGATTTTGGTGTGGGTGGTCATCTCCGTCTCCGGATGCTCTTTTATGTACGAGCGAAGAATACACATGATCCTGTCCTCCGAAAGAAAGAACTCCTGCTGCGACAATATTTTCATGGCATCATCGAACCGCAGCCGCTGCTTCTCGGTCCAATAATACCACCTCTGGGCGATTTTTTCATTTCGCGCCTTGATGAGCTCCTTGTTTCGTCCTCTTGGCATACTGATAGTTCAATATACAAAGTTATGGATTTTCAAAGGGTTCACGCTTTCATCTTAACACGGTTTACATGAAAAAGGCGCATCCAACAGGAAACGCCTTATAATCTTCATAGAAAAAAATCAAGTCTATTTTTTCGCAGCAGGGGTCTTTTTCTTATGAATTGATGGGTTGACACTTTGCATCCCGTCGATATGCTCGAACAACTGCGGTTCCACATTGGCATGCATAGGGTCAAGGACAAAATCCACCCCCTCTCTTCTGGCCAATTTGGCAGCCGGGACAAAATCGGAATCTCCAGAAAACAGGACTATTTTGTCAACAAAACGCTTAAGGGACAGAGTGGCTATATCCACACCTATTTTCATATCTATCCCTTTCTGGTGAATCTCCAAATAGACATCCTTTTCCGTCAAAGCATCGAAGCTTGACTTGCCGGAAAAAATCTCCTTCAATTTATGCGGATAGATATGCCAATTTCCATTGTCCTTAAGTGAGCCAAGGCGCAACGCGACTTTTCTATGCCTTTTAAGCGCTTCAAATAACGCCGTACGGAAACGATACTCATCCGACCCGCTATAATCTATTGGTTCATGTGAAATAGGGTTATGAGCCTTCTTATTCAGTGGAATGCAATCATAATAGAAGATTCTGTATAGAATGTTATTGTTGCCTACATGACAGTGCGCCATCGTGTACAAATGGTCGGCCACCTCATCCGGGGTCATTGACCTGTCTTTATTATACTGGGCATTGAACCTCTTTATAAAGAAGCCGCCGTCAATCAACACCGCCACCTTGACAGGAGGAAGATTCTGCTTTCCGTTCTTATCCATAAACTAAAATAAAAAAATGCCCAGGGGTCGGCACGTCCATTATCAAGAATTAGCTTTGGAGGCTATCGGACGTGCGTCGCCAAGAGCGTAATCGTACTGCAAAGATACCACTTTTTCTTAATCAAACAAGATAATTAAGAAAATAAAAATTACGTTTTCCCCCGAGATAACCAAGATTCGACATAAAATAAGGACAATTCCACAATCGTAGAACTGTCCTCGTGATATACGAATCTATCTTACTTATTCCTCGTTTTCAAAATCCGCACATGCTTTCTCATAACATTCAACTCTTTCCATTGTCAACGCACAGAAGTCACTCTCTGACCCATTCCTGAAGAACACGCAATCTCCGCATTCTTGTTCTACCGGCAAGGAATCATCCGGCCTATTATCATTATTGTTCTGCATCTTCAGGGACATTGTTTACTATTACTCCACGCATCTCATAGTTGCCCATTCTGACGCACACATTGCCATTCGGCCAATAAGACTTGCAGATGGTCACGCTTTTCCATCTTGGGTTTTCAGCAAGCAGCCGTTCTTGACACTTCTGCAGGGTCAACACCACTTTGTCCACCTCTTTATCGGTAAGGACACAATGCTCGTATGTGGCCGCATAACAAGCCAATTGCCTTTCCATCGAAAGCAGTCCACTGAAAGAGTTCTGCATTGTCATAAAGTACTTTTCCATCTCTTACTTTCCTTGCTCTTTTGTCTCAATGAATGCGTCAAAAAATCCACAAAACGCCCCCCAACCTTTTATTGCCCGTTCGAGAATAGCTTTTCCATTCTCTGCTGTCTCAAAGCCATATTCAGCCCGCAATTTTCTTAGGCGTTCCAACAGCATAATATATTTCTCTTCTGTTGTCATACTCATTCATTTTATACAGATAAGGGGCAGAATCCATCGCCAGCCCCTTATCCATCATATTACACATTCGCGATATAAAACATCTTGTCAAGGACGGACTGAACCACGCTCCTGAGTTCCGGTCTCCGCTTGAAAAGCTCAGTAAAGCACTTCTCCATCCGATGCGCGGACCCGTCCAGCGCAATGAAACCGCCATCGTCACCAACAACCAGGGTCGAGGTATGCACCTTCCTCTCCGGCCTCGTCTGCGCCTCGTTCATCTCCAACTCCCGGATGAGCGATCCGGCAAGGGTTGTGATGTTCTTCTCCGCCGTCTGCCTGAAAAGCTCATCCACATTAATAGGCCCCATAATTCAGTCCTCCCTTGTCATTGCCGCCAAAGAAAGCGGAATCGCGTGAACCTTGCCATCCAGGTCCTTATAGGACACTGAAATGAAGTCGCAGGTCTCCACAGGGGCATAGGCATTCCGGATGATGGCCACGCCCTCGGAGAAAAGCGGATCATTCCATTCCGCGGCATACTTTTCAAGCTGAAGCATGGAACTCGCCTTCAAGTTTCCCTTGCGGTCCTTGGAGAGCAGCTGCATCACAGCGGTGAACAGTTTCGACGAATCATCATCCTTGGCCAAGGTGGAAAGGAACTCCTTGACCTTTGAGATGCCGACCTCCACCGTGTCATCCCAACCGTCATTCGTCCTCCTGCCAAGAGAGACCGTGATACCGTCAGCGGTGAAAGAGTTACTGTGGCGATCCACCTTGGCATTGAAGAGTTTCTCTTTGAGTTCAATGAGAGACTCGACGTCAGAGAACACCTCATCCTTTCTCTGTCTCATCAACGAACTCAACGCCACCATCTTATCCAGCGTCTTATGGCAGAACTCCGCCGTAAGTTCCTTATAAGAGTTGACATCATCCTCGCGTTTCTGTTTCTCGGCACGCTCTTCGGCCTCAAGCTGAGCCTTCAGTTCGGCTCTCTGCTGCGGTGTCATTTTACTGATATCCATATCGTTTCTAAATGTTATTTTTCCAACTTTCCCATAACGCCACGCTCCATCCTGCCCTGAACCCTTTCTTTGCATGCTTCAAGAAAAATTTCAAGCCCCGTGATCATCTTCTCGTTCTGCGGTGATGGGAAACGGGCATTCAGCTTCTTGTGACGGTCAAGCAGTACAAGAGCCAACTGCTCCGACTGGATTCCAGGGATGACCGTTCCGTCATCAAGTTTCTGGATAAACTGAACCACCTGCTCATTCCCGGTGTATGATGTCACCCCGTCAGCGAATCCCAGACATTCACGCATAATGTAGCAGTGGGCACCTCCATATATCTCATCATACACCACCCGAATCGTCTTCTCTTCTGAAGGATAAACACAACCGTCCAATGTGACTTTCTCCACAACCGGCATATCCCCGAAATAATCGCGATACACCATCGCCTCCAGCTGCTCCTCGTAGATACCCTTGACCATCTTCCCGTTGACCACTTTCAGAAGGACTTTTTCAAGGGCGTCAACCACCCTTCTCGTCCAGACTTTCAATCCCGGCTTGGTCCTTCCGAGGCGTTCAACCTCTTTGATCCTGCCATAAACTTCATTGATGCACCTGTCCCTTTCCAAGGCGACAAGCCTCACAACATCCTGTTTCGAATACATCTTTTCCATAAAAACACAATTTTTGAATTGATAAAACTTGGGAGGAGGTCGGGGACTCGAACCCCTGTGCATCCGCTGCTTGCAACGTGGATTTTTCGGATGCGAATATGTCCTGGCACCTCCCCATACGCATTTTAATTGACTTACATAAGAACACCTCCTTAACTTGGCAATTGATTCGGTTTTCTGGTGATATATATCGGGAAAGTCCGTATTACCGGTCTTGTCTCCACCATTTGAGTTTTTGGCTTTCTCAAGATTGCCTCCAGCTTCGGAATCAATGATTCCAGTTCCTCAATCGTCAGCATCCCGAAAGGCTTTCCGGCTATCCTGCTGTTCTGGCAAAAAGCATTCACCTTATCGAAGTCTGTGGTATCCACACCTAACTGCTGAATCCGCTTTAAGACAGCCGAACGCATCTTCTTGCGCCTGAGCACATAATCATCACGACTCTCCGACTGATGCCTGCCGCTCTGAATGCAGTCACACATCTCATCATACTCAGAATCCTTCATGTCCTTCAATGAGGTTGTCCGCCCCAGCGTGAACTGTGAAATCAAATCATCCTTGTACTGTTCGAGGTCAACACCCTTGGCCTTGCACAAGGCATAGAACCTTGAATAATTGCGTTTTTTCTTTTCCATACGATAAATCATTAAATAGGATCAGACCAATACTTCTTCGCCCCTTCATCCCAGATTGTCATCTCTCCTGTAGTTCCGACAAAACGTCCCTTGCTGAATGCCTTATACCCTTCAACCCATATCTTGCAGGAGGCATCATACATTGCGCTTATCGCCGCACGGCCTTCCGGCTGGCGTCCTCTGGTGCGGCTGACGAATATCAGCATCTTGTTCTTATGCTTTTCGCAAAACGCTCTGAAATCCTTATACGTCAGTCCCATGAACTGGAATGAGTCGAGGACGACAAACTTCGGAGAACGCTGCTGCGAAATTTTTTCATCCAATTCCTGTAGCGACATATTCGCCAGCTGGAATCTGCTCCCAAGTTCACCCATGCCATATCGGCGAAGTGTGTTCTGCATCGTCAAGCTCACACCTTCCTCCCGTGAGTTATAGAGGACTTTACCGAATGCAGACAACTCCTTGCACAATGACACCACAGCCGAGGTCTTGCCGTTGCCGGAATTCCCCCAGATGAACCAGATGCCGGTCGTCTCAATCTCCCCGACACACTCATCCCATCCGCCACCGAGACGGATCGTGTCGAACTTGATTGTGAGTACCTGTTTTGCTGATAGTGTGCGTGCCATTTGAATGCCGTTTGAAAGGGTTTTTAAAGATTTTAGAGTCTTGATGCAGCCGCTATCCTAAGCTGCTTGTGTATTGATTTCTTGACGCGTCTGAGGTCAAATTCCATCTGACTGTTCCGAAGCTCCACAGATTCACGGATCACCGATGCTATAGCCTTGTCATCGGAAAGGCCGTTGTTCCTGCAGATGGCATTGACCTCATATTCGGTAACCCCGGAGAGAGGGACAAACTTCCTTCCGATTCGTGAATACAACTCCTCGTATCCCTTTTTGTCGAGTTTGAGTCCTTTTGCTATCCTCTTCTGGATGAACGGGGTCGAAAGGAACACGATGCCGCATTTGTCTTCAAGTGCATTATACAGGCTGATGAAATAGTACATCACGGAATCCGTAAGTTTGTCACCCTCATCGAAAACAAGTAGGGGTCTGTTCATCTTGACGAGCTCATCAACGATTCGCGTCAGGGTGGCGCGAACAGTAAGCCCCTCATTCCTGATGCCTATCTTCTTTGCGAGCTCTTCCACGAAGTCAGCCTTGTGCATGTCCTCAGAGCAACCAAGGACAAACACATTCTTGTGTGTCTTTGAATACTGGAACGCCGCCGTTGTCTTCCCGATTCCGGCAGGGGCCACAATCCAAGACACGTTCTGGTACTGCTGTGCGTCAGCAAGAAGTGTCTCGACATCCTTGAACGCTGAGGTCTGGCAGATTTGCCACCCCTCAGATTTTCCGCTGCCGACAGCAGCCTTGATCCGGAGGAACATTTCATCGCTGATTCTTTCGAACTTGCCGTTTACGACAGCATTGAATGTTCCGGGACTTGTAACCCCGTGCAAGGAGTTTGCTGCCTTCGCCTGACTTGCATATCTCGCGGCATAGTCAAGAAGCATCCTCTGAATGCCTTGCTTTTCTTCTAATGTGAGTTTCTGTGCCATAATATTGAATGATTTGCTATGTTCTGCTTATTGCATCGAGAGGGTTATAATCCATATTGCTCATTTCCTTATTGAAAGGCCCGATGTCAGTCGTGTCCGGGGAATCTTGTGGTGTCACAATAGCCACTGCATCAGCGAATGTCTCGAACTCACTCTCACTGATTCCTTTCAATGCAGGTGTCGTCAGACCATTCTGCTCCGGAGCCACCCCATACTCAATTTCAAGCGAGTGGTTTTCGATTCTGCGCTGAACCCTCATCCTCTTGTTTTCCGAGTCGTTCTGCCTTATCAGAGCCATATCACCGTCTTTCTGTTCCTGAATGTTCCTATGGACCGTCAGGTACGGATAAGCCGAAGTGACGTATCGCAGTCCAGTTGCTGTCTGCTCAAACAGCATCGCCATATCCATTTTCATCGGATCAAACTTCACTATGAATTCCTTTCCGGTATTTACCTTTCTCCACTCATAGTCCGGCTTGCCGTCAGCGGTCAGAACCTCGTAAGTGTATTTGCGCTTCTGATACTGGATGGATATGCCGTCGGCAGTGAATTTTGACGGCCGGTCAGTCCTTATCCAGAACAGGTTTACCATATCTATCTGTGACACCGCCTCCGTTTCCGGATTCACACTTGCCTGGTAAGCCGCCAACCTGCCATTGACCGCATTCCACTTCCTGCGTGCTTCCGCATAGGCGGCAAGCAGTTCATCGTATGTATAAAGGGACTCCTTGTTCGCATCCACGAATTCCCGGTTTATCTTCCACGCATCCTTTGCTGAGATGTTACCTCCGGTGAATCTCCAGTCCTGTCCGAGGATCTGCCGTTGGAACTCCCCGAAAAGCCGCTCAATCGTCTTCGATTGTGGATTATAAGGAGAGGTCGTTCTGGACACATGCGATGTTATGCTTGCAAAGAACGCCTGTGCGACCTTCGATGTCTGTGCGCCCTGGTTATCCGTGACTATCTCGTATGGCTTATGCCCGGATATTTCAACCGCCATTCGAAAGGCTTTATACTGGAGGTCAAAATTCTCGGATTTTCCGATGGCATAACCAAGCAGCGTGTCATTGAACGCGTCCGCGACCTCATACACAAAAGCCGTCTTGACAACCAGTTTCCCGCCTTCGTAATCCTTATAAAACAGGTTCAGTTTCGTACCGTCACCATACCAGAGAGAATCTCTCATCGTTGGCATCAATGTCTTGTTATGGCGTGAATAAATCTGCTTTGAGGCCAACTCCCCATATACCGCATCATACCATTGCGGCTTGATGTCCGGACGCTCCAGGAACTGACGCAGCGAGTTCTCCGAGCGCAACGGCTTCCATCCTTTCTTTTCGGCGATGCCGTTATATTCCTCAAACAGCTGTGTCAATGTATATACCGGAGTCTTGCTTCTCCGGAGAGCGATGATTTGCCTTTCTCCGGCCTTAGTAATCTTAAGGGTGTTGGTGTTTCCGAATTTGCCTGATATCAGACACACATACCCGGTCTTTGCGTATTCACGCATCTTGTCACGCAAACGAGCCTCACTCTTCGGGAGGGTGTGGTGATACGTCTCCCGGAGTTCCTCGGAAGCTCGGAAGATGTTCGACCAGATTATAGGCGTGTTGTTGTTACATGCGCGTCTCATCGCCTTCTGGGTGTTGAACATGTCCTGCAGGGCATTCAGCACTCTTGCGTTAACGGTGTATTCCTCTTGTTTCGGCTCTGGTATCCTTTCACCGTTAGGCAGGACGTGGTCATAGAAGAACTGCTGGGCCTTCACGTCCTGTGGCAGTCCGATCTGTTCTTTCTTCATAAGCTCATCAGGATTGCCATACTTGGCCACAAAACGGGTCTTGAATCTCTCCGGCAATGACGCATATTCTATCAGGGCATAGGAACCATAACCCCTGCCTGACCGAAGCACGTTGATTCGGCCACGTTGCTGCAACTGGCGATAATTATTTCTGGACATAATGGTATCACATCCATCACCTCCTGTCAGTTCATCAACCGTCACAGCTATTATGTTTCCGTAGTATTCCATTTTGTTTATCTGTTCTGCGGAGGAAGTGGGATTCGAACCCACGCACCTTTACGGCCTACCGGTTTAGCGAACCGGCCTCTTGAACCACTTGAGTATTCCTCCATTCGGGGCACAGCGGTAAGCCCCGGGTCTCCAATATCCTTTATGCTATGAACTTTTTACCGCTGTTTTGGTTTCCCTTCTTTCTTCCAAGATCCATATGATGTGATAGCGCCAAGAGCGCCCACATACATCATCGGAAAAGCGATCAGCCATACCGCCCACCAGAACACAGTCGCCACCGCGACAACCAATCCGAGCGCTGTCAGCATCAGGGACAAGAAGAAAAGCATGACATCTTTCATTTCTTCGTCGCTTTAGCTATGCTCTCCTCCGACAGTTTCTGGGCGTGATGTAAAAGGTTTCCCCATGCCTGTAGGCTCATCGGCTCATACGACTCCAGTTCCTTTTCTCCATTCAGCAGCCTCACACCACCGTCCTGTCTGTCTATTCGAACCTGAATCCCTCCGGCGAATGTCTGGATTATCTCCGTATCCGTGTATTCCGTCCGGCAGTTAGGGATGAAACACTGCTCCTCGATGGCTCCGCCATGATTTAATGCATATTGCCGGATCGCTTCCGCAAGGTCACTTTTTGTCAGATAATTAAGTGCTGACCATACGGTCGGCTTGGAGACGTTAAATCTCGAAGCCAGCTCCCTACGGAGCGAGTCTGTCACTTTGATATATATTCTCATAATAGATATGTTTATATTGTCTTTGTTTATTGTTAGCCGGCCATCTCGAATATCTCATCCAGGTCAGCCCATTCCTCGATGCGTGTCACAAGCCTGCCCTTGATATCACAGCAGCACTTATTGATGAACTCGTCCCACGGAGCATTGTCATACAGGAACTCTCCGGTGTAATGAAAGGCGAAGGAATTCTCCACCAATCGCTCAATCACCATTTTCAAGGCTTCAACATCGCCATACAATGTGTAAACACGTCTCTTTACCATATTTTCTCAATCTGTTTTATTTTTTCGTACCTTTGTTCTCGGCTTAACAGGGTTAAGCACTGCAAATATAACAAAAGATTTCGCCAATATGCAAGAAAAGATACAAAAGATTTCGCCAGTAAAACAGAGAATTCTATTATTCGCTGATAAAATCGGCATCAGCAAGCGTGAGTTTTACACTAAAATAGGCGTTTCTCGTGGCACATTAGAAGCAAAAACAGGAATCACAGAGGATGTTTTGACGAAATTTTTCGCCACCTATCCAGAAGTTTCTATTCCATGGGTCATGACCGGGGAAGGCGAAATGTTTCACAATACTAATGATGTACTTCCAAATCAGACATTCCCACTTAGAACTGATAGCATGGTTGCCGAACAGAATATCCCTCTCTATGATTTCGATGCGACTGCTGGTTTAGTGGCGATTTTCAACAATCATAGCATTGAACCGGAAGACTATCTGCATATTCCAAATCTGCCCCCGGTTGATGGTGCCATCTACGTCCGGGGAGAGTCTATGTCTCCACTCTTGAAAAGCGGAGATATTGTGATGTACAAGAAGAAAGAACTCTCCATAGATAGTATCTTCTGGGGCGAGATATATCTGCTCTCTTTCACATATGACGGGGATAGCTATACAGCAGTGAAGTATATCCAGAGAGCCGATGACCCAGAGAAGATCCGTCTCGTCAGTTTCAATCCATCTTTCGCCCCGAAAGACATCCCGATGAACTGCGTCACAGCTTTGGCTCTGGTCAAAGCCTCTCTGACATTTCACACTATGGAATAATATGACTCACGAATCACAAGTCCAAGAAAGAATTGCAAAGCGATCCCTCGAAGAAGAGCGCAAGGCCAGGCCTGTGACACATCTGTCACGGTTTCAAAAAGAAGTTCTGAAGAAAGCAGAAAAGGGGCTATATGAAGATGATGGTGTCAGCCATGAATCTCCAGAAGCAGCCGCTTTGAGTTTATTGTCTTCCCTTGGACTATTACACATGATTAGCACAAAGGAAGGAGTTGGTGGATTCTTGACGGACAAAGGGCGACTACTTCTTTATGAGAACCCAAAACTTCGTTTTCCAATACCAGAAAGCACACGATGGATTATTACTACAACAATATCTGTCTTGGCACTTATAGTGGCAACCGCAGCAATGATTAGGACTTTTTTATAAGGGTAATGACAATTGTGAGCATGGAGAGCAAGACGGCTGCACCACTTATGTAGATAGGAAGGTCTCTACAATTTTCGTAAAGATAATCCCATATTTGATTCCACTTCTTCATACACAGAGTTTTCGGCAAAAATAGCCATCTCTACATAGTTTGCACACTTTTCTTAACACAATTTAGGCGTTATCCGGTCACTATCACTTATTTATAGCCATATTTAGCCGTCAAAAACGCATCACAAAGGGGGTCTTAACCGCCATTTTCCGCGCATTTTCAGGCATTTTATGTAATTAAACCCCTATGTAGAGAGCTGTCCGTGTAGCAAAAATGTATACCTAAACGTATACCTAACGTGTACTTTTCGTTTTTTACAATCGCTCAAAGGTGTATACCCAAATGTATACCTAAGTGTATATCCAATCCATTCTGGCCCTATTGTATTCATCGTCTTTCATTCTTTGAAATATGGCTTTTGAAAGGCATTTCAACCATTATTGAAAGCCAGTATAAACTTCCGCACTCTTATGCCTTGACAACGCCTTCAGATTGAGCCATATTTGGCGTTAAAGACCCTCAAACCATTTAACCACCCAATTCACCAGATACGAAAAAAGCCTTCAGAATAGGGCGGTTTTACCCCTTTCTAAAGGCAATGTAACATTCAAACTTAAAAGATGGCTTTCAATCAGCCTTAAAAGTAACGCATAAGTAAAGCAAAAGTAACATTTCGTTTTATCCACAGTTCACGGCTCACACTCCCCTAACCCTTTCATAATCACCACACATACACCTCTCCACTCCCCTACCCTATTATACGCATTTCGTTTTTACCCCCATACATCCATACCTCCAAGACCGCCACGAACATGGTGAGCAACTTTCAGGAGACGGTGAAAATCTATCAGCAGGGCAAGAAGTATTACGATGCCCTCAAATCGGTGAACAATCTGGTCAAGGACGCCCGCAAGGTGCAGCAGACCATCCTGATGGTGGGCGACATCACAGACATCTATGTGAACAGTTTCCAACGGATGCTCCGTGACGGGAATTTCAGACCCGAAGAGCTTTCCGCAATCGCTTTCGGCTACACGAAACTGCTGGAGGAAAGCAACGAAGTGTTGACGGAACTCAGGAACGTGGTGAACATCACCACGCTCTCCATGACCGACAAGGAGCGCATGGACGTGGTGGAACGCTGCCACTCGAAGATGAAGCGTTACCGCAACCTCGTGAGCTACTACACGAACAAGAACATCTCCGTGAGTTACCTGCGTGCGAAAAAGAAGAACGACCTCGACCGCATCATGGGGCTGTACGGGAACATGAACGAAAGATACTGGTAGCCTATGAAGTTCGACAACCTTCATCAGATTTTACGTTCACTTTATGAGCAGATGATGCCGCTGTGTGGGGACATGGCTGGTGTGGCGAAAGGCATCGCCGGGCTGGGTGCGCTGTTCTACGTCGCCTACCGGGTATGGCAGTCGCTGGCGAGAGCTGAACCGATAGACGTATTCCCGATGCTCCGTCCTTTTGCCATCGGTCTGTGCATCATGTTCTTCCCGACTGTGGTGCTGGGCACGATAAACAGCATCCTCTCACCCGTCGTACAGGGCACGGCAAAGATGCTGGAGGCGGAAACGCTGGACATGAACCGATACCGGGAGCAGAAGGACAAACTGGAATACGAGGCGATGGTACGCAACCCCGAAACCGCCTACCTCGTGTCCAACGAGGAATTTGACAAGCAACTGGAGGAACTCGGCTGGTCGCCCTCCGACATGGTGACGATGGCGGGAATGTATATCGACCGGGGAATGTACAACATGAAGAAGAGCATCCGCGACTTCTTCCGCGAGATACTCGAACTGCTGTTCCAAGCCGCCGCCCTCGTGATAGACACCGTCCGCACCTTCTTTCTCGTGGTGCTGGCGATTCTCGGTCCGATAGCCTTCGCCCTGTCGGTATGGGACGGTTTCCAAAACACGCTCACGCAGTGGATATGCCGCTATATACAGGTCTATCTGTGGCTACCGGTATCGGACATGTTCAGCACCATACTGGCGAAGATACAGGTTCTGATGCTGCAAAACGACATCGAGCGGATGCAGGCAGACCCGAACTTCTCGCTGGATTCGAGCGACGGGGTGTATATCGTATTCCTCTGCATCGGCATCATCGGCTACTTTACCATTCCCACCGTTGCGGGCTGGATTATCCAAGCCGGAGGCATGGGCGGTTACGGTCGCAACGTGAACCAGATGGCGGGACGAGCCGGAAGCATGGCGGGCAGCGTGGCGGGTGCAGCCGCAGGAAACGCAGTCGGACGTGTCGGCAAATTGCTGAAATAATCAATGTGCAATCATAAATTGGAAAATATAAATGGAATTCAAATCACTTAGAAACATCGAATCGTCGTTCAGGCAGATACGCCTGTTCGGTATCGTCTTCCTCTCGCTGTGCGCCGTGGTGACGGTGTGGAGCGTGTGGAACTCCTACCGTTTCGCAGAGAAGCAACGGGAGAAAATCTATGTGCTGGACAACGGCAAGAGCCTGATGCTCGCCTTGTCTCAGGATTTGTCGCAGAACCGCCCGGCGGAGGCACGGGAACATGTGCGCCGTTTCCACGAGATGTTCTTCACGCTATCACCTGAAAAAAGCGCGATTGAACACAACGTGAAACGTGCCTTGCTGCTGGCGGACAAGAGCGTGTACCACTATTATTCGGACTTCGCGGAGAAGGGGTACTACAACCGCATCATCGCCGGGAACATCAACCAAGTGCTGAAGGTGGACAGCGTGGTGTGCGACTTCAACGCCTATCCCTACCGTGCCGTGACCTACGCCACACAGAAAATCATCCGGCAGAGCAACGTCACCGAGCGCAGCCTCGTGACCACCTGCCGCCTGCTGAACGCATCGCGGTCGGATGACAACCCGAACGGTTTTACCATCGAGGGTTTCACCATCATTGAGAACAAGGATTTACAGACTATCAAACGGTAACAGGACATGAAAAGTATCAGAAAATCAATGTGGGGCATGTATTGGAAACTCCACGACAAACGGAAACGCTTGGCGGCAAGTCTCAAAGGGTATCTGGACGGCTTGCCGCCGGAAACACGCCGCCGCATCGTGCTGGGGATGTTCGCCGCCTTCGCGGTGCTTGCCCTTTACACCTTCGGCAGAGCCGTCTATGACATCGGCAGGAACGACGGCTCACATATGGAAACGGGACACGCCGGACGGGTGGAACTGCCGACCCCGGCGGAAACAGGCAATCACTTAACACCTTATTTATATGGAACAGACAAAGAATGAACCGACGAAAGAGAACAAAGCTGCTCCCGAAACGGGGAAACCGAAAAAGGAGCGCGAACCGCTGACAGAGGCGCAACGGCTGAAACGGCAGAAGATGATCGTGCTGCCCGCTATGGTGTTGGTGTTCATCGGGGCGATGTGGCTGATATTCGCCCCGTCCTCCGGCAAGGAGCAACCGCCGGGAACGGACGGATACAACACCGAGATGCCCGACGCTGACAAGGCGAACCGGCAGATTATCGGCGACAAGCTGAAAGCCTACGAGCATGGGGAGATGGAAGAGCGTCAGGAGAGCCGCAACCGTGCCATCGGGCAGCTGGGCGACATGTTCGACCGCGAGATAGCGGGAACGGAGAACGGAGTGGACTTCGACCTCGCCAATCCGGGCGGCAAGGAAGAAAGGGCAAAGCCAGCCACGCCGCAGACCATCCAGTCCTCCGCAGCCGCCTACCGTGACCTGAACGCCACGCTCGGAAACTTCTACGACCAGCCGAAAAACGACAATGCGGAGATGGACGAATTGTTGGAGCGCATCGCATCGCTGGAGTCGGAACTGGAAAGCGAGAGGGGCAAGGCTTCCTCTATGGACGAGCAGGTGGCTCTTATGGAGAAGTCCTACGAGCTGGCGGCAAAGTACATGGGCGGTCAGAACGGAGGACAGCCATCGGCGGAACAGAGGGCAGAGCCAACTACCGTGCAGAAAGGGAAGAAGAACAAGGCAATGCCTATCAGACAGGTGGAGCATCAAGTAGTTTCTTCACTCTCACAGCCTATGAGTAACGCGGAGTTTGTCGCCGCCTTATCGCAGGAACGCAACCGGGGTTTCAACACGGCTGTCGGCACGGCGGAGGTATTGGACAGGAACACCATACCGGCGTGCGTGCATGGGGCGCAGAGCGTGACGGACGGGCAGACGGTAAGGCTGCGCCTGCTGGAGCCTATGGCGGTGGCAGGCAGGACAATACCCCGGGGTGCGGTGGTGGTCGGCACGGGCAAGATACAGGGTGAGCGGCTCGACATCGAGATTACCTCGCTGGAATACGACGGCACGATTATCCCCGTGGAGCTTGCGGTCTATGACACGGACGGACAGCCCGGCATCTTCATCCCGAACTCGATGGAGATGAACGCCGTCCGGGAGGTCGCCGCCAACATGGGCGGCTCGCTGGGAAGCAGCATCAACATCTCCACCAATGCCGGGGCGCAGCTCGCCTCCGACTTGGGCAAGGGGCTGATACAAGGCACGAGCCAGTACATCGCCAAAAAGATGCGAACCGTCAAGGTGCATCTGAAAGCCGGGTACAGGGTCATGCTTTACCAAGAAAAATATTGAAAACAATAAAAATTACCACTAAAATCCAAAAGTAATGAGAAAAGTAATCATCATGTTTGCCCTCGCTATGGGCATCATAACTGCCAACGCGCAGGAGAATGTAACCGTTGAAACGACCAACGGAAGTGAACAACCGACCTTGACGAAGGAGGTCTATCCGCAGAAGGAGGCGGACGGCGACCTATATCACGGGCTGTCACGCAAGCTGACCTTCGACCGCATGATACCGCCGCACGGTCTGGAAGTGACCTACGACAAGACCGTCCACGTCATTTTTCCGGCGGAGGTGCGCTATGTCGATTTAGGCTCGCCCGACCTGATTGCCGGGAAAGCCGACGGAGCGGAGAACATCATCCGTGTGAAGGCTACCGTAAGGAATTTTCCCAACGAAACGAATATGTCCGTCATCACGGAGGACGGCAGTTTCTACACCTTCAACGTGAAGTACGCCGCCGAACCGCTGTTGCTCAACGTGGAGATGTGCGACTTCATCCATGACGGCAGCACGGTGAACCGCCCGAACAACGCGCAGGAAATCTATCTGAAAGAGCTGGGCAGCGAAAGCCCGATGCTGGTGCGCCTTATCATGAAGTCCATCCACAAACAGAACAAGCGCGAGGTGAAGCATATCGGCTGCAAGCGTTTCGGCATCCAATACCTGTTGAAAGGCATCTACACGCACAACGGCTTGCTTTATTTCCACACGGAGATAAAGAACCAGAGCAACGTGCCTTTCGATGTGGACTACATCACTTGGAAAATCGTGGACAAGAAGGTTGCGAAGCGTACTGCCGTGCAGGAGCAGATTATTCTGCCGCTCCGCGCGCAGAACTACGCCACCCTCGTGCCGGGCAAAAAGAGCGAGCGCACGGTCTTCACGATGGCGAAGTTCACCATCCCCGATGACAAGTGCCTCGTGGTGGAATTGAACGAGAAGAACGGCGGCCGTCACCAGTCCTTCGTGATTGAGAACGAGGATTTGGTACGCGCGGGTACCATCAACGAACTTCAAGTACGCTGACCATGAGAAAGTACATCGCAATAATCATCGCGTCGCTTGCCCTTTTTACAGGGCAGGCGCACGCCCAGCGGTGTCTGCCGAAGATGCAGGGCATCGAGGTGAGGGCGGACATGGCGGACGGCTTCAATCTCGGCGGCAAGGACGGCGGGTACAGCTTCGGGGCGGCTCTCTCCACCTACACGAAGAAGGGGAACAAGTGGGTGTTCGGTGGCGAATACCTGTTGAAGAACAATCCCTACAAGGACACCAAGATACCCGTGGCGCAGTTCACGGCGGAGGGCGGCTATTACTTCAAGATACTGTCGGACGCCCGAAAGATTGTTTTCGTCTATGCCGGGGCTTCGGCTCTCGCCGGATATGAGGCGGTAAATTGGGGGAAGAAGGTGCTGCATGACGGCTCCACGCTGCACGACCGGGACGCCTTCATCTACGGCGGTGCGCTGACGCTCGATGTGGAGTGTTACGTGGCAGACCGTATCGCCCTGCTTGCCAACCTGCGGGAGCGTTGCCTTTGGGGTGGCGACACACGGAAGTTCCACACGCAGTTCGGGGTCGGTATCAAGTTCATCATCAACTGACACGGGCATGGAAAGGACGGAAATAGATGCTGTCAGAAGGATGCCGCTTGCGGATTTTCTCGCACGGCTGGGGCATGAGCCTGTCAGAAGGAGCGGTAACGAGCTGTGGTATCTTGCCCCGTACAGGGGCGAGCGCACATCCTCTTTCCGTGTGAACGTGGCGAAACAGCTCTGGTACGACTTCGGTTTGGGCAAGGGCGGCGACATCTTCACGCTTGCCGGGGAGTTTCTGCAAAGCGATGACTTCATGAAGCAAGCGAAGTTCATAGCGGAAGCCGCCAATATGACGGTTGCCGGATGGGAAAAGCCCGTCTATCTCTCGAAGCCGACCGAATCCGTTTTTGAGGATGTGGAGGTCGCTCCGCTGCTCCGCTCACTGCTGACGGAGTATTTAGAGGAACGGGGCATCCCTTACGCCATCGCATCCCGTCACTGCTGCCGCTTGAACTACGGTGTGCGTGGGAAACGGTATTTTGCCGTTGGCTTTCCGAACATGGCAGGTGGCTATGAAGTCAGAAGCCGATATTTCAAGGGTTGCATACCTCCGAAGTCTGTATCACTGGTAAAGGCGAATGACATCCCGGCTGACGAGTGCCTCGTGTTCGAGGGCTTCATGGACTTTCTCTCTGCCGTGACGCTTGGTGTAACCGGTAACGCTGACTGTCTTGTGCTGAACTCAGTCGCCAACGTGGAGAAGGCGGCGGGATTGCTGGACGGATACGGGCGCATCGGCTGCTTCCTCGACCGTGACGAAGCCGGACGGCGGACGCTTGCCGCACTTACCATGCGATACGGGGAACGTGTCACCGACCGTTCCTCCCTCTATGACGGTTGCAAGGACTTGAACGAGTACCTGCAACTGACAACGAAAAAACAGAAAAACAACCATCTAAAAATCGAAGAACAATGAACATACTGAACAACAGAAACAAGAGAACATCAATATTCAAGGCAGTGGCGTTATGCCTGATAGCCGCCATGTCATTCACCCTCGTGTCATGTGACGATGACATGGACATCCAGCAGTCCTATCCCTTCACGGTGGAGGTCATGCCCGTGCCGAACAAGGTAGTAAAGGGGCAGACAGTGGAAATCCGCTGTGAACTGAAAAAGGAGGGCGACTTTTCGGGTACGCTCTATACCATCCGCTATTTCCAGTTCGAGGGGGAAGGCTCGCTCAAAATGGATAACGGCATCACCTTCCTGCCTAACGACCGCTACCTGCTGGAGAACGAAAAATTCCGCCTGTACTACACGGCGGCGGGTGATGAGGCGCATAATTTCATCGTGGTGGTGGAGGATAACTTTAGCAACTCCTACGAACTGGAATTTGACTTCAACAACAGGAATGTAAAGGACGACGATCTTACCATCGTTCCCATCGGCAACTTCAGCCCCTTGTTGAAATGATGCGTGTATTCATGACAATGCTCTGTTCACTTCTGACGGTCTGTTCTGTGTCCGCGCAGATCAGCCGCCAAGAGGGAACGGACGGGCAGGCGGCAATCTACCGACTGCCGCTTATGGAACGTGCTTTTTTATGCTGCCGCTACTTTGAAGGCTGGCACTCAGAAAAACACTACCCATACGTCGGTTGGGGTCACAAACTTTTGCCAAACGAGAAGTATTCGGCACGAACCATGACAAAACGGGATGCGGATGAACTTTTGCGGAAAGACCTGCGCAAATTTGTCGCCATGTTCCGTAAATTCGGGGTTGATTCGATTTTGCTTGGCACGTTAGCTTACAATGTGGGACCGGCGAAGCTGTTAGGCAGCAAAACAATCCCCAAAAGCACCTTAATCAAGAAGCTGGAAGCTGGTGACAGGAACATCTACCGTGAGTATATAGCCTTCTGCAACTACAAAGGAAAACGCCACGCCATGCTGCTCAAACGGAGAAAGGCGGAGTTTGCGCTGTTGTATATCCCATAAAAGGACTGACAAAACTGGCAAAAGACGTGCCATATTTAACTTGGCACGTCTTTTGCTCTATCACTTGATAGATTATCGTAGGATTTTCTCGTTAATTGACATCGTTGAGCCATTTTTGCCTATCGGTTTCCAAATAACACTTCAAGTTGTAAGTGTTGTGAGAGCAATACAAAACATAGTTATTAACCATAAAAAGTATAGCGAAATTATGAAGAAAGTATTTAGGAAAATTCAGAAAGGAACAACAAAAATGATTGAACGTATCAAATCGTTGGGGGAAATGGAGACGAAGCAGAAATGTGTAGTTCAACGGTTCGAGATTATCATTCCCCTCCACCAAAAAATAACGACCCAATATATAGCCTCCGCAAGTTTTACTTGCGGATTTTTTAGTTATCGCAGATTGGACAAAGGTTTCTTTGCTACTTTCTTTGTCCGCCATCATGCTCACTGAAAGAAAGTAGGGCGGCTCTCGCCGCCCCGCCACTCAAAAGCGTGTGTAAAGTCCCGTCACCATCGTGAACATTTCCTCCAGCATATCAAAATAGATACCCTCGTGTACGGCAATGTCCTTTGTCTTGCACTCAAAGGTCTTTTTGCTGAACGTCCTGCGGTAGAAGCGCATATTGTAGAGGTCTGCCCCTTCGTCATAGATGATGTCAAGGCGGTTGGCACTTGTTTTGTTCCTTGCAAGGCTCATCCGTAAGCCGTTGCCCATATCTATGAAATCACGGCTACCTGTCATGGCGGTGAAGCGTTTTCCGCCTATCTGCTGTAATATCGTCTTGGCTATCATATCTTTTGTTTTTAGGGTTTTAAGTATTGGCGGTGCGGACACCGCCATCCCGTTCAAAATTCTCGCATTTCGGAAATGGGGGTCTGCCGTTGTAGCCACTCTTTCACACATTCCATATTGTACTCGCTCGTGATGACTGCCGTATGGCTGTCGGTGGCGGTGAAACGTGTGCTTTCGTAATCATCTATCCACCCCTTGAGGGTGTCCGTTCCCCACGCTCCGGTATCGTCAAAGATACCGTCCAATGCCGTGATAGGTTCGCTGAACTTGACTATCAGCGTTTGATAGGTCGTGTTCATAGTCTGTCCTCCTTTCCCTTCTTTGCGTTCAGCCACTTGTCCCGTGCGGCTCGGCACTCGTCCAACGTGGGTTTGACACAAGAGAACAATTCTCTGTCTATGGGGTGGCGGTAGTCGTACTGCACAAGTGTCCGCCTGCGTCTTCCGATACCCGATTGGAAACGCTCGTATTTCTCCGTACCTGCTTCCGCGCAGGTGCTTACTCCGTTGATGGTCATTCGTGTTGTCATAATGTTGCTTTTTAGATGGTTAAAAATGTACTGACAGAACTCTGTTCTTCATCACCATTTCGGGGTTGCTTGTGTAGCGTTGGTGCAGGTAGAAATGGTGTGAGCCGAAGCCGTAAAGGAAAAACTTGTCAAGTTCGTGCTTCTCGGCAAACTCCTTTACGCTCTTTCTCAATTCCCCCTCACTCGTTGTGAGAGTGAGGAGGTTCACAAATTCAAGGAACATCGTGGGGATTGCATCATCCCACACACAAATCATACTTTCAATTCTTACTTCCATATCAATGTTGTTTTAGGGGTTATGCTATGCCGCTTTCATCCGCTCACGGATAAGGTTGGCGTTCTTGTTCACAAGGTCTATGATGCGCTCGTGATATTCGGTGTCCTGGTTGTGCTTGCCGTGGCACTGCACCACTTCGAGGGTTCGCAAGTCCACCTCTACGGTTTCAATAATCTCATCGCCAATCCTTGCCGATAGTATGAGGGTGTCGGCTTTCTTGTAGTATCCACTGCCAAACACGCAGATGCCCTGCGTCTTGCCCTCGTTGTAATACTCGTCTATGCTTTCAAGCACCTTGACGATTATTTCCTCGTCCGTGATTACCAAGCCGAAGAATTTGGATTTGTTGGCGATGAAATCCTCCGCATCTTTCTTTCGTTGGAGTTGTCGCTGTTGCTCACGCTCACGCCTTTCAATCTCCCAACGGCGTTGCTCTGCGGCTCTTTCCTTCTCGTGTATGGCTTCAATTTTTCGGGTTGCGTTGTCGTGTGCCGCCATGAAATCTTCGGGACAGATGTTCTTCGGGTTACGGAGGTCTTGACCGAGTTTTTTGAGCATACGCAGATAGTCGCACCACATTGAGAGGTTGTCTATCTGATACTTGTGACGCTTGGCAATCAGATATGATGCCCAACATTCATCGGCAGTACGGGTATTGAAAAGAAAGTGTTTCATGACCTCAATCTCACCGCCTTTCATAAGGGTTTCAATTCTTGGGTCTGAAAGCAAGGCTTTGAAAAGACGCACGGGGGAGATGCCGTGGAAATCGCCCTTGAAGCCGTTACGTCTGAGTTGGGGCAATATCCTCATCTTTGGATATGCACAGCTTCTTGCCACCACATCATCGTATAGGCTGTTGTGCGGTCTTACCTCCATATCGCTGCCTAATGCCCACACATCGCAATAGCAGAAAAGGAAGCCACGGAGCAACGCCATGTCCGTAACCTTGCCGTCGGGTGAAATCCAACGCTGCACGACCTCGTGGCAGTAGAAACGCATCGGTTCGCCTTTCCTGCTCTCGCATCTGACCTGCGCCACGCGGATTACCTGATACCCTTTGCAGGTGGTTATCACGCTGAAATTCTGCGTTTCCTTGTAGATGCGTCTGCGTGTGTCCTGCACTTTGAGTTCGGCATGGCATTTGGGGCAGGTGCAGCCTTCAAGGGTGTCGCATAGTCCGCTGTCGCTGTGCCACTCGTGACCGCAGTCGGAACAGGTGATGTTCCCTTTCTTGGTGCGGTAGCCGATATGCTCAACGCAGTGGCGGTATGCCCAATCTATTTGTGTCGCTGATATGGGGCGAAGGTTGGCGGAAAGTCTTGCCACCTCTTTCTGTATCTTGGTCTTCGGTTTCATAAGCCTAAATCAAATAATGAGGGTTGGGGTTGGTTTTCTTTTCTCGCTGACGGTCTGTGGCGGTTCTGCAACTTGCGGAGTTCCTCCTCTTGGTATTTGCGGACAGCGTTCTGACGTGCCTCCGCCTTTTCCTCTGCCGTGAGTTTCACAACGTGGTTCACAACCACTTGGCAGTCCATCGGTTTGCCCACCTCTATCTCGTTTTCCTCATAGTAGTGGATGGCTTGCCCGAATATCTCTCCGTCCGTGAAACCGTTGCAACCGCTTTTCTGCACATAGTTCAGAATGTGGGTCACGCACTCGTCCATGTTCTTGGCAGGGTTGCGGTACTTCTTTGCAAATAGCGCATCTTCCTCCGCACGCTGTTCCAAGTACATATATATCGTTCTCTTGAAATGGTCTGTTCCTTTCATATCGCTGTCATTTTTAGATTATCTGTTTCAGTATCTCTCTCCAATAGGTCGGCTCTACCTCGCTGAGAAGGAAGTCCATGAAATCCCTCCGTGCGTCCTTGTTCAGTTCGTGGTACAATCTTCGGAAAGTTTCAAAATTGCCGTTGATGTACGTTTCCACCATATACACGAAGATGTTGTCCACCTCGTAATATCTGCACTGCTGCGCTGCCGTCTTGCTGTTTCTTTTTGCCATGTCGGTAAGGGTTAAAGGGTGAATAACCAAAGGATGAAGCCAAAGAAGGCAATGGTGGAAAGGATAGCCACGATTACACCTATCGCCACTCGGAACACTCCGTTTACAATCTCTCTGATGATGCCCCAAAGGATGCCGAACACCCCGAAGGCGGTGCGCATCATCAAGCCGCATATCGCCAACCCGATGTGTTGCGCCATTTGTCTGAAATTTGCCGTTGCCGTCATATCTTCGCTGTTTTTGATTTTTTTGTTTTTAATGCGGATTCAAGAGCTGAGGGAGTTGAGTTTCAAACTATCTTATCTGCCTCTCGTTTATCCGACATTTTTTTTATGCGTCTTTCTGTCGCATCGGTCGTTTTCGTTTCGGGTGCTTGAAAAGGTAGGGATTAGGGAATGCAAGGTTTTTCGGTCAAAATACTACCCGCAGGGCTGGAGATTTTTACCGAAAACAGGAGGCTTGACCTTGCTTTCCCGTCCAATCCCGGAATTACCTTTGCGCCCAGAACGAAAATGACTGACTGATGCGGCTTACTGAAAGGCGCAAAATGGAGGTAAACGAAAACAGAGGCAGATTGTGTAGAAAAAAACTTCAGGGGAAAATCCGTAAAAAAAAGAATCACCAAAAGGAAAAAGACATCACCGGAAGCGTGAAAAGGGCAAACCACAACAAAGGAAGTATGATTGTTTCCGATCCGACGGAACTTGTTCAGCCGGGTGGCAACAATCATTCTTCCCGGTTTGTCCGGCTGTGTGTGGGCGCCTGTTTCATTCATGGGGCAGGCTGACACACTCTGCATTCACTTTCCGCTTCCGGCAAAAGAGACAGCGAAAAAAGAAAAATCATTTGAAAACCCGTAAAAGCACCTCTTGGCATAGGCGCAAAAGAAAGGGGCATTGCTTCATCTGTCTAAACATCGTTTAGGCGTGAGGCAATGCCCTTTTCTCCAGCTATGCGGTAGTCGGCACACGTTTGTTCCAAACTCGTTTTGGGCAATGGTGTGCCGACGGACAATACCGCTTTTACGGAAAATTCTTATGAATGAGGGGATAAAAAACGGGAGTTTATATCAAAATCTCGAATTAAATAGCTACTTTTGCATACGAAGAGTTCTTTGAAGGTTACGCAACGCGCAGAAGGATAATGCAGTAGATAACTAACTAAATCGTAACCTATTACTATCAAGAGCAATTAACCTACGCTCATTTCCAATAAATTACACTCTTTTCGTAACTTCCAAGTGCAAAGATACGTTTTTTTACGGAGATAGTGAATCTAACTCCCTATAAATGAAGATTCCAAAGCATTTTTTTCGTGCTGTTTCTTGATTTAGTTGTGTAAAAGTGTCCCGACTACGGCTGTTTCCGATCCCCCAGTTGTGTAAAAGTGTCCCGAATGGCCGGTTTAGTTGTGCAGAAGTGTCCCGGATTCCTGATTTAGTTGTGTAAAAGTGTCCCGAATGCAGATTCTAGTTGTGTAAAAGTATCCCGACTTTCCTGTTCAGTTGTGCAGAAGTGTCCCGAATAGTCGGTTAGTTGTGCAGAAGTGTCCCGGTTACGAGAAGATGCCAGTAAGTGCTAACTTGCAATAATATAGTTGATTATACGGAAAACCTCCCTTATTAGTTGTGTAAAAGTGTCCCACAAATACTTAAATCCCTAAAAACCTAAATAAAACGAAGAAATGATTTTGTTACCGTATTCTTACTTTCGGAAAAAATTTTGAGGTGGAAACAAGTAGAGGTTTGAATTCTTTAACATATTGTCCAGGATAATAGGCAAAGGGATTTTTCCGCAGTTGTGTAAAAGTGTCCCGGTTCAATGCCGGCCTTCACTAAAACGGTGTGCAAAAATAACGCCTGCCCGACGGATGCAGTCGAACAGGCGTATATATTTTTCCGAAAGTAGAATCAGATGCTCATATACTTCTTCAGTATCGCTTGAATCTCCTTGTTATGGCTGGTCAATATGTCTTCAAGAATGTTGTTTGCGATGTTGTGCATTCCTAATCCAGTGGCCATAGCAATCTGCTTCAGCTTTCTGTGGGTTTCGCTGGATATCCGGATTACTTCGGTGTTCTTTAATTTTCGCTCTTCCAGATATTCCGAGAATTTTTTTCCGCAGACTTTGCTTTCTTCTGTTTTTGGAGAAGACTGCACGGAAGGTTTGGATTCCGGCTTTTCCATTTGTTCCGGCTGAGGTTCTTGGACGGTTTCTTTGACTGGAGCCGATTCTTTCACCTCTTCATGGATGGGGTGCTCAATCGCAGGTTGGGGGATAGTGCTTTCCGCAACACTTCCGATCTGCTGGATTTCCTGCTCTTTCTTACTGGCGCTTTGCAGCAAGAGTTTTCTCATGGCGGCTGATGATGTCCTTTCTTTGTTGGTTGCCAT